AATTCAATAACGAGTTTCTTCTTATTGATACAGAGTCTCAAAATACATTATTGGGACACGAAGAACAAAAAGTTCAGATAAATGCTAATAGAGCGGCGGAAGCATTTAAAAGGAGACAACAAGTGGCCGGAAAGTAATTAATAAAACAAACATAAAAGAAAAAAGAACAAATGCAGAAAGGTAAAAAATTTCTGAGTGACTTAAAGTTACACTCAGATTATTTCAAATGGAAGGAAGATGAAAAAAGATATGAAACGTGGGAAGACGCATGTGAGAACATAATTGACGGACACAGAAAAAAATATGTAGATTATGCTGAGGCAATTGAACCATATTTACAATCTGCCGTTGAGAGTATGAAAGATCAAGCTGTATTAGCTTCACAAAGAAACTTACAATACAGACACGAACAAATTATGAAACATAACACGAGAATGTTTAACTGTACATCAGGACACATTGCTCGTAATAGAGTATTTCAAGAGATTTTTTACTTGGCATTATCTGGTTGTGGATTTGGTGGAGGATTATTAACTCCTTTTGTAAATAATTTAAGTAGAATACAAAAAAGAACTTTAGGAACTAAAACTTTTTATATTGAAGATTCAATTGAAGGTTGGGCAAACGCATTGGGTGTATTGTTATCATCTTACTTTGTTGACGAACAACCATTCCCTGAATATGCAGGTTATGAAGTTAAATTAGATTATTCTTTAATTCGTGAGAAAGGTTCATTCATCAGCGGTGGTTTTAAAGCACCTGGTCCTGATGGTTTAAAACAATCTTTAGAAAAAATAGAATCTTTAATTGAAAAGTGGTTAACTAATGAAGGAGAAAAAATTCGTCCTATTTTAGCGTTTGATATTATTTGTCATTCAGCGGATGCTGTATTATCGGGAGGAGTTAGACGTTCAGCTTTGAATATGATTGTTGATCCTAATGATGATGAGATGATCCACGCTAAGACAGGTAATTGGAGAATTGAAAACCCACAAAGAGGTCGTAGTAATAACTCAGTTATTTTATTGAGAAGTGAAGTTGTTAAAGAACAATTCAATTACTTGGTACAATTAAATGACGGAGCAAATGATATTGGTTTTGTTTTTGCGAACAGTTGGTTTGATATGTTTAATCCATGTTTTGAGATTATGAAAATCCCTGTATTAGATACAATTGATTTTGGTAAAATCAAATATGATGAAGTTGAACAATATGTTAAAGACAACAAATCTAAGTTCGGTATTCAAGGTTGTAATTTAACCGAGATCAATGCTGAGAAGGCAACAACAAAAGAAAAGTTTTTAAAGGCTTGTAAAGATGCTTCTTTCTTAGGAACATTACAAGCGGGATATACTAATTTCCCTTATTTAGGTGAAACAAGTAAAGCGATCTTTGAAAGAGAAGCTTTGTTAGGTGTTAGTATTACAGGTTGGATGAATAATCCTAAATTATTTAATGCTGAATTATTAGAAGAAGGAGCACAAGCTGTAAAAGATGCTAATAAAGAATTAGCGGCGGTAATTGGAATTAACCAAGCGGCAAGAACTACGTGTGTAAAACCTTCAGGTAATGCATCAGTTGTGTTAGGAACTGCGTCAGGTATTCATCCTGAACACTCTGAGAAGTATTTCCGTATCATGCAGTTGAATAAAGAAAGTAATACTGCAAAATGGTTGGAAGAAAACATGGGATTCTTATTAGAAGAAAGTGTATGGTCTTCAACTAAATCAGATTACGTTGTATTTGTTCCAGTTGAAAATCCAAAAGTTGGTTTATTCAAAAAGGATATGAAAGGTATTAAACACCTTGAGTTAATTAAGTTGGTTCAAAAACATTGGGTAAATGCGGGAACTAATCCTGAGTTATGTGCTTACATGCCGGTAAATCATAATACATCTTGTACAGTTATTATTGATGATAAAGATGCAATTGTTGATTATATTTGGGAACAAAGAGATTTATTTACCGCTGTTAGTTTCATGTCAGATTACGGAGACAAAGATTTCAATCAAGCACCATTTACATCAGTATTGAATTTAAATGAAGTTATTGAAACATATGGTAAAGGATCATTATTAGCGTCAGGTTTAATTATTGATGGTTTACATTACTTTAATCAAAACTTATGGTTGGCTTGTGACACATTACTCGATAGAAGTATTTTATTAACAGGAACAAGAGAACAAGTTTTATTAAAAGAATATTGGTTATCAAGAGCCAAAAAGTTTGCTAAGAATTACTTTAAAGGAGATATGAAGAAAATGGTTTATTGTTTAAAAGACGTTCATTTATTCTATAAGTGGGAAACTATTACTCGTCAATTCAAAGAAGTAAACTTCGGTGAAATTTTGAATAAACCAGAATACAAGAGTATTTCTGACTATGCTGCTCAGGCTTGTAGTGGAGCACAATGTGACGTAACAAGTATCTAATGGTAGAAGGAGTAGATTATTACATAGATGAGAAGTCGGGGCTTATGGTCCTGACTTCTTTGTTTTTACAGAAACGAGGGTATTGTTGTTCCAATGGATGTGCAAATTGTCCTTATGACCCCCCACATATTATAAAAGGGAACTCAAAAATAAAAGAGGATACATAACCATTTTAGGTTTATCTATATTTATTGAATATGGCAGTAACGTACGGTATTGATTATCCATTTAGAGATAGCCCCAAAGGAGATTATCTTAATATGACTGAAATCCCTGAAAAGGAGATTAGAGCCAATCTTATACACCTTATTTTAACAAGAAAAGGTAGTAGATATTACTTACCTGATTTTGGAACAAGAATATATCAATACATTTTCGATCAAAATGACGCAATTACATATAATTTAATTGAAGAAGAAATCAGAGAAGGAGTTAAAAAATTCATACCAAACTTAGATATTACAAATATATCTATAACATCAGCGGAAGACGATCCAAATCGACAAAGAAGTATCGCACAAGATGAAGATGAAAGATTATTTAGGGTTTCTGATGAATCGACAAAACCATATACGGCGGTAGTTAAAATAGAATATACAGTTAATAACGGGTCATTTTCAACTTCCGACTTTATAATTTTAAACATATAAGATGAGTAAACAGATATCATACGCAACAAGAGATTTTCAGGGATTAAGAAATGAATTAGTAACATTAACTAAAAATTACTATCCTGATTTAGTTAAAAATTTTAACGACGCATCGATTTATTCGGTATTATTAGATATTAATGCCGCGGTTGCGGATAATTTACATTTTCATATTGATAGAGTTTGGCAGGAAACTATGTTGGATTTTGCACAACAAAGACAATCATTATATCATATCGCAAAAACATATGGTATTAGATTACCAGGTGTTAGACCATCAGTAGCGTTATGTGATTTCTCAATTACTGTAGATGTAAGAGGAGATAAAGAAGATGTTAGATATTTGGGTATATTAAAAAGTGGAGCACAAGTTTCAGGTGGAGGTCAAGTTTTTGAAACAATTGATGATATTGATTTTTCGGTTCCATTTAATAAAAAAGGAGAACCTAATAGATTAAAAATACCAAATTTTGATGTAAATAATAGATTAATATCTTATACAATTACAAAAAGAGAACCAGTTGTAAATGGTATAACAAAAATTTATAGAAGAGTTATAAACCAAGCGGATCAAAAACCTTTCTTAAAATTATACTTACCTGAACAAAACGTATTAGGAGTAACATCTGTTATTCATAAGGACGGTACAACTTTTACAAGTAATCCAACATCAAATGAATTTTCTAATATCACAAATAAGTGGTATGAGGTTAAATCATTAATTCAAGACAAAGTATTTGTACCAGACCCAACATCTGTATCAGATACAAATAATTTTACTGCAGGAACATTTTTACCTGTAAATAATAAATTCATAACAGAATATACACCTGAAGGTTATTTTTCATTAACATTTGGTTCGGGTACAGTTAATCCATTAGACAATTTGGATAACTATATGACAGGACAATTGAAAGTTAATTTGGCGAGTTATTTAAATAATCTATCATTAGGAACTACACCAAAAATTAATACAACATTATTTGTACAATATCGTGTGGGTGGTGGTAAAGATAGTAACTTAGGGGTGAATGTAATTACAAACGTAGATGATGTTGAATTTATAGTTTCAGGACCTGTACCAGCAAAGAATACTGGTGTGGTACAATCACTTAGAGTTAATAATATAACACCTGCAGTAGGTGGTGCAGATCAACCAACAATCGAAGAAATTCGTAATATGGTTTCATATAACTTTGCAGCACAAAATAGAGCGGTAACATTAAATGATTATAAATCATTAATTGAAACGATGCCATCAACATATGGAGCACCTGCGAAGGTTAATGTTATGGAGGAAGATAATAAGATTAGAATTAAATTATTATCATACGATGACCAAGGTAATTTAACCGATACTGTTTCATATACATTAAAATCAAACATTTTAACCTATCTTACGGAATATAAAATGATTAATGACTATTTGGATATTGTAAGTGGTGAAGTCATCGATATGGGGTTAGAAATTGATTTAAACATAGATAAAAACGCAAATCAAACAGATATTATACAAACGGTAATTCAGGATACAATTGAACATTTTGCAATAGAAAAACGTAAAATGGGTGATCCTTTGTTTATCGGTGCTTTAAACAAAATCGTAGGTAGTGTATCAGGTGTGATAAATGTAATTGAGACCAGAGTTTACAGTAAAATAGGTGGTGAATATTCATCCGCAGAACCATCACAAACAACAGATCAAAACACTAGATTGATAAATCAGTCCGATAATATGATCTTTATGAAGTCAAATCAAATCTTCCAAATTAGATTCCCAAATAAAGATATTAAAGTTAGGGTTAAAACATTAGGAACGGCTACATTTTAAAATGTTTTTTCGTTATAATATATAGAAAATCACATAGTTTCTATTTATTATAAGAATGATACAAAAGCATAGAATTTCGACCAATATTGGGGTTGACCAAAAAATTACAGTTGAGTTAAAACAAGATTTTGACGTTTTAGAGATTTTATCTTTAAAATTCAGTCAAAAAGAGATTTACACTTCGATGTGCTCTGATTACGGAGTTGTCTGTGGTAGAGTTACTGCAAACAATGGTTTTGGACTTGGTAATGTAAGAGTATCAATATTTGTACCATTAACAATAGAAGATGAAAAGGATCCTGTAATTTCTACTCTTTACCCATATAAGGAAGTTACTGACAGAGACGAAAATAATTATCGTTATAACTTATTACCATCAAGACAACAACATAGTGGACATGCAAAAACGGGGACGTTTCCCGATCAAACTAATATTTTAGAGAGAGAAGAAGTTTTAGAGGTATATGAGAAATATTACAAATACACAGTTAAAACAAATAGTGCGGGTGATTTTATGATTTGGGGTGTACCTATTGGTGCACAAACAATACATATGGATGCTGACTTATCTGATGTCGGTTGTTTCTCTTTAAGACCATATGATTTTATTAGACAAGGAATAAATGTCGATGGATTTAAAAACAAATTCTCATTTAAAGAATCTGAAGATTTAGACTCTTTACCACAAATTGTTAGTATAAATAAAATCATCCAAGTTTATCCTTTTTGGGGAAATGAATCTTTATGTGAGATTGGTATTACAAGAACAGATTTTGACTTAACAGAAAACGGAGTTAATATTCAACCTAAAGCATATGTAATTGGTGGTATTTTTACTGACAGTAGTAAAAATGCAATTAATAAAGCTTGTACCCCAAGAAGAAAAATGGGAAGAAAATGTGATTTAGTTGCTAAGTCAGGTAAGATTGAGGCTATTAGATTTACACCTCAAAAAGATGATAACAATTACCCACGTTTAGAAGTTGTTAATATAAATGAGGACATACCCGATGACGGTGGATTTGTATTACCGGTTATCATGAACATGGACTATGTAATTACAAATGAATTTGGTGAGAATGAAATAACTAATGATATTAATAGAGGTATTCCAACATCAGGATGTTATAGATTTAGAATTAACATGAATGATAATGATTTAACGAGAGTTAGATTTAATGCTGATTATTTGTTACCAAACATAAGAGAGTATCAATTAACCGAAACGTTAGGTGGATTTTCTTATGATGTTCCAAATGATAAATCATACGCGTTCTCAACAAGTCTAAGTGATTATCCATCTGAGGCTTTACCATTAATTTTAAATAATGATGGAGGCGAATATTATCCACAAGATTATTTTTACAGATTCACATATAATAAAGTCTATACAGTATCGTCATTTCAACAGAGATATAACGGTACAAATTTAATTGGACAAGTCGGTTTCGCTAATATAAATGACACAATTCCAAGTGAAGAAGAAGATTGTGGAGATAAACTAACACCACCATCAAATTTTGGTATAAAGAATTATACATTTCCATTATTAATTGCCGATTTTTTATTAGTGTTGGATTTTGTTATTAAATTTTTAACATTACAATTTTTAAATTTTACAATTTTTATTTTAAATACCATAGTTGAAGCATTAATTACTATTTCGGCAAAAAGGAATAGAGGTTTAAGGTCAAGACTTACAGAATTTGTTATTAATAATCAAACAAAATTAAGTTTAATTAATTATCCTGAATGCGTCGAATGTTCAGATGAAAGTTCCACTATTGGCGGTGGAAATGGTTCTGGTATATCTTATAGTGGAAATAGTAGTTGTGGTTATTACGATACATTATATGATGATAATTTGGTGACAGGGTATTTTGTTACGAATAATAGTAATACGAGTGAATTTAAGGGTTGCGGTTATAATGCTACACTTTTACCAGAAAATATAGGAAGAAAATATGTTCAAACTAATGCACAATTAAAAACAGAATTAAGTGCAGGTAATATATTAATCTCTACAGCAATTTATGGTGGAGAAAAAAATGTACCTGAATCATATTATCCATATCAATCAGGTAATCCATTCGTATCAGGTATTAGAGATTTCAGTTGTGAAGATTGGAATTATAATGGAGGATATGCAACCCCAAGTGCAAGAAGTGAGTTTGCAAACGGAGTTTTTTATATCATTCCAGGTACTCAAACTCCAGCAAGATTATCAGGTATATTGAGGGAATATTATAGAAGAAAACGAGTGGGTAAAATGTTTTGTGGTGGAGTCGTTAATTATGGTTTTATTGATAACTGGTTATCTGGATCACTATATTTTTTACAATTTAAAGCTAAAGGAGTTACTAGAGCTATAAGTAGTAATAATGAAAAATTAATAAGATATTGTAGGACATTAGTAAGATTCGTAGGTAACGGAATTAATAAATTTTATTATAGATCAGCTAAATTTAAAAATGGTAATTTTATACCTAATGAATTAAATCACCCTACGACATTTGTAGATTTAGGACCAAGAGATGAATTTATTAAAGAAATATGTATTGATAAAAGATTAGATCCAAATTGTTCTGTATCAAGAAGTATTGGACCTACCTCATATCAAGACATTGGAGATTTACTTGGATTAGCAATTAATTATAGAATGGATGTCGGAGGAGCTCTCGGAAATTTAGATATGTTTTTTACCAACAAAGGATTTCAAAATAAAATAGGTCTAAGACAAATTTTAGATGGAGATATTCTACAATTATTATCTATTAATAATGAAGCCGGTATAGAAGGATTTGATTTAGAAAATTCAAAATATCTTGCATATCAATTCAATAAGTTAGATCCTGAGATTTATCCTGAAGTTTTTAAAAACGGAAACTCACAATATGGACCATTACCGGTTACTTTCGATCTCAAAGAAGATGGTGAAAGAATTAGAGCATGTTTAAATGAGCCGGGAAGATTGGGTTGGGATTCAGATACTTATGGATCTTCACAAAAAGTACCGTTTTATTTGTGGGATAAGGGAGGTACGGGATTTGGTCCATACAATGAATATAAAGATAGTCAATCTTGGGATTATAGTTCTGTTGAATTACAACCTTTACAAGGAATGACATACGCTTATAATATTAATGGAGCACCAAATGATTCGTCAGACAAATATTTGTTATTACCAATGACTTATACTTTTAGTGGTTTAACAATAAATGGAGATGGTACAGATCAAATTGATTTTGATATTGTTGATCTTGATGAAAATCCTTTTGATAGTAGCGAGGACTATGGTTTAGAATATCCTGGTTTTACTTATTTACACGTAACAGGGTTTACAAATCAATTATTATCTGGAGGGTCGGGACAATATACTAAGGCACCAACAGGTGGAACATTATATACTAGAGTTGGTCCAGTATCTGGTAACTCAACATATCAAGGTATTACAATAACAAATGGTTGGCACTCACAATTTTGGAGTAGTTCAATTGATTATATCATAAGACCAACAATTGATTATTACAGTGGAAATAGACAAATCCTTTCGACACCATTTCATTTTTATTTTGGACTGATGGCGGGTAAAACGGGAATGGATAAGTTTGTAGATTTATTTGGTCCTAAAGGGGCATTTAATTTACTTGAATGTGAAAACCAAGTTCCTTAATAAAAACTAAAAAATGAAAAAGAAAGAAATTTTATTACCGAGTAAAAGATATTTTAAGGCCGATGAACAGGATCTTAATCTTAATGTTAAATTAGATAATGATGAGACATTGATGAGAGAAGGTGATAGAAATATAATGTTAAATCTAACCGAATTATTTGATGACGAAAGAAACCAAAGTTTTAACTATAAAATATATGGTAAATTAAAAATGGTTTTTAGAAACATGTATAATGGTTTTACTGATTATATTCCATTATTAAGAAACTTTTATTTATGTGGTGACGGAACAGGAAATGATTTAGGATTTGTACCATATAACGAATTTGCGTTTTTAAGAAATGATGTTTTACGAGAAAGGACAACCCCTTCATCTGGATCCACATTAGGAACAACAAATGTAATACCAAAAATTGATTTATTTGACGGAACACCATTTGGAAGATACACCGGTCATACCATCACAACATCAATCGACGCTCCTTATAAAAATTGGAATTTATATTTAAGTTATGTGAACGGACAAGATTCAACATTCCCAATAAAGTATACACTATCTGGAGACACCAATGGAAATATGACATATTCTTTTGAGGCGAAAGATGGAATACCATTTAGAGTTGAAGATAATGGAAATTATTATACATTAACATCACCTATTGAACACGGAATGTCACAAGGGGAGTATATCATATTATCCGGATCAACGATGTTAAGTGGATTATCAGTTAATAGTAAAATTTTTTATATTGATAGTGTTGGTAATGAAATTTACAATTCCGAAAATTATGTTGTTAATTTATTTAAAAGTGAATTTACAACGGAACACACTTTGAGTGGAGTAACATTTGTTTTAGGTAAAAGATGTTTAGACATTAAAAATATTTCAGGAACAACGTCACAATATTATGTTCATAAACATAAAACATTAACAGGAGACCAACAATATATTATGGATAAAGTTGGTTTTGAATCATCAATTTTTGAAGATGAAAGAAAAATATTATTTGAAAATCCACTACAAGAAAATGATATATTAGTAGAAAGAAATCGACAAGAATCTGTATTATTTGATTTTAAAGAAACATTCTCATTAACGGGAATAACTAATAATTTGGGTTACACACCAACAGAAGTTTATATAAGTATAATTTTAAAAAACGGTAACGGATTATTTGATTATCCACCAAAAGTAGGATTTAAATTTAATTTTCATGATAATTGGTTGGATAATCAATTTAGTGGAACAACATCGGTTGAAAAGGCAATGACAGGATTAACACAAACGTTCAGTGGTAAAACAAATACAATATTAGGTAGTACCTACAATTATACGGGTGTAACATTTACTGGTGGAACAACTATACCGGTAGGAACCACAGGTCTTACAGGTGCTTTCGTTGAATACAATAGAAAAGAATTAAAAGAAAGAATTATTAGTGAGGCGTTTCATAAATTTTCACACAAAACAATTTTTTCTGGAACAACAGTAGGTGAAAGTAATAGATTATTTTATCACAGACAAGATCAAGATAGTTTTTATTTGGGAGCAACAACAGGAAATACTGTTGGGTATTATTACCAACCTCACTACAGAGTTAAACTAAGAGAGTTATCACCATATATTGAAAATTCAAAAACAAATGATTTAATCAATTTACCTGAAAATGCAATTTATGATAATGATGATAAATTATGGAAATGGAGAGATTTATATGATCATGGATTTGTGGATCAAGATGGTAATGGAACAAGATTTCCATATATGAATAATACACACTATGTTGTAAGTGATATTAATTTCTATTTAAGAAATGAAAAATCATACACAAATAAATCTGATGAATTTAATAGTTTTAATAATTATAAAAATAAAACTAACTGTTAATGGAAATTTTAAAAAATAGTAACAATTTAAATATTGTAGTTAATAGTGAACAAAATTTTAGAACAGATTTAGGTTGGCAGGATAATCTTGCCGATTTTGAAGATGAGATTTTAAAAGATATTATTAATCCATCTAAAAATTATGAAACAGTTAGATACATTCATAAACCATATGATAAAACAACCAGTGGTATTACAATGTCACAAACAGATATATGGTTTCAATTTTATTTTTCAAGTGGAGATACACCAAATTATGTTTTAGATTATAATCCTGTAGGTATATCAACACAAGAAAATCAGTTGATGACAAAACAGTCAATTGAAAGTTTTTTTAGGTTAGAGTTTTATAAAACACCTGGTAGTATAACAAATTATGTTTTAACATGTGAGCCACCGACAAGACAAAATAGAAGATTAATAAATTCTAAAAATTTAGCATTACCCTTAGGTGAAAAATATTTTCATACAGGTAGTAACTATGGGTATAACATATATGTACCTGTTTTTACGGGTTCAAATTATCGAAACAAAGAAAACATGTATTTGTTTTGGTTTGATAATGAGAGTGTTTTAACCGACACAAATTTAAGCGGAACAACAACATTAGATCAATATGTTTTTGGAACTGGAACTACAATACAAACTATATTATTTACAAATGAAAATAATGAAATAACACAAGTTAATATACCAACAACAGGAACAACGTTAATTGGTTGGACAGGTCAAACATTTACAATACCAAATCAAATAACCTATAATAGAAATTTTTATCATGGAATGAATACATTTTTCATGACGGCAAAATTTTTCAATGCGGATAGAGGTGAGATATTAGATTTTATAAATTCAGGTCAAACAACAAGTTATAATATAACAGAAGAAAAAGATATGTATTATCAAATTGATTTTGATCATTATGAAAGAACGTATCAAATATATAGATATACGGGAACAACAAAGTTAGGTAGAATAGGCACAGGTTATACAACGACTGATAGTATAACATTCTACGAAAAAGGAGGTGGAGTATTATTACCAGTATCAACCCCAACTCCAACACCTATCGGTGGAGTTACGGCGACACCTAGACCAACGTCAACACCTTTCCCAACTTCAACACCTACACCTGTGGCCACAGTAATTCCTACAATAACCCCAACACCTACAGAAAGTCCTTGTGTAACGTCAGTAAGTTTTGATGTTGATTTTGGTGGAACTGTTAGATATTTTAATTGTGAGGGTACCGAAGTTATCGAGACATTTGGTATTGGACCACAAGTAATTAATGATTGTATTCAAAATAATTCATTATCAGGAGTAATTGCATCAATTTCATCCGTGTTTTATGGTGAAATATCATGTGCACCAACCCCAACCCCAACTCCTTTACCACCAACAAATACACCAACTCCTTTACCACCAACAGAAACCCCAACAGCAGGACCAATAACCGCAACACCAACTCCTTTACCACCAACAAATACACCAACTCCTTTACCATATAGTGTGACAGGATCAACAAATGCAGGATATTCTAATAATGGTTATGCGGTAGGAACGTTAACAGTATATGCTAGTTATAGTGTAAAAGTTACTTTAAATGTTTTTGGTGGAACAACAAGTGGTGGTTCGAATAGTGGTTTTGTTGCTGGTGATATATTTTTAAATGCCACATCGCCAGCTTTAACAGCACCTGACAGTACACAATATGTAACATTGGGTGAAGGAGTTTATAATTTCACAATAACAAGTTCATATGATAATGGAAAATATGCAAGTATAACATTTGATGTAATATAATAAAATGAAAAAGAACGAATATACCATATTAAAAAGACAAATACCTGATGTTAATTTACATTCAGAAACTGGTACTTTTTGGTTTGATACAGAAATAAATGATTGGAAATCTTGGTATAGCGCATCAGTCCCAATAGATGGTATGGTACCATCTTCAAATGAGACAGGTAGTTTACATTTGGTACGTGACATAAAATGGTATCCCGATATTACATACACAGGAAGCGTTGTTTTATTTTATAGTGGTAAAACGTATCAATCATTAACAGGTAGTAATTTAAATAACATACCATCTGGTAGTGTATATTGGAAAGAAGTTGAACAAACTGCAATTAATAATACAAAGGGGAAATATTATAAATGGGATGGAGATAATTGGAATTTATATACGGGATTTACGGGTTATGAATATGTAGTACCAATTGCACTTGAAGCAAGTGCGGATGAAATGGGTGTAATGTCATCCTTTGATGGTAATATTGAACAGGTCGAACAATTAATAAATTTTACTTATAAACAATCAGGTTCAGTTGTTACGGTTTATAATACGGTAAACCCAAATAAATTAAGAAAAATTGTTGATCAAGAATTTACAATTGATTGGGGAGATGGATATACATCAGGGTTAACTGTTAATAGTGGAGTATTATATTCTAATTTCCCAAATTCGGGACACACATATCCAACGGTAACGGGAAATACAACGGGTAGTTATACATTAACATTATCATTAGATTCTCCTTGGAATAAAGAAAAAATAATAAAAAATATAACAATATCAACAGGTGTTACAATAGATAATGTATTAGGAACCTCCACCGGTTTTACCCTACCTGGTAACATTTATTACACAGGAAGTAACTATCAAAATTATTTAAATGATTATGATTATTCTAACACAGGATATACTGCAACACCCACCAAGCCATTTAAATTTATGGCAATAGGTATTAGTAGAATAGGTGAATTACGAAAATATGGTGAAAGTACCGTGAGTACATCATCTTACACAACAGGTTTATTTTCAGGTTCACTATACTCTGGTTACACTTTACCTAATGACAGCGGAAGTTTATATTATATGGACTTAGCAGATGGATATACAATGATCACGGGTAGTGTTCCAAACTATAGATTTGGACCAACTAGTGGTTACACATATGAAATAACGGGAAATACAATAAACACCGTTCCATACCTTACAACAATCGGAAACACAACTCAATATGACACAGAATACGTAATAAATCATATGTTAACAAGAAACGAACATTTTTTAGGTTTTATAGATGACCCAACAGTATATTCTGACATTTTTGTGGAAAGAGGACGTCAAGGTGTCATGGAGGTTAACCTAAGATTGGGTGAAATTGACAACATGAGTGAGTTAGATGTTTATGGAAATGGATTTTTTAAAGTTAAAAAACAATAAGATTTATATTTATAATAAAAGAATATGGCAGTAGGATCATATGGAATAGTTAGACCGGCGGATATATCACCTGATGATGTAGAAATTCTATATCATTATGCACCAAATAGAATCTCGACGTCAATAACAACCTTAAAAAAGTTAACACCAAATCAGGTTTTAACACCAATTTTACACAACGGAAATACCGGTGGAGAAAGCGGTGTGGAAATTTTAGGAGGTTTATATAACCTTAAATTAAATGCGGTAGATTTTCCCGATTTAGGAATATACACACTTCATATCAGACCAAAACAAATTAGAACAACAATTATGGATTGTGGTGTTTTAGCATCATTACCATCAGTAAGAGGACTAATCTTGGATTTATCAAATGTTAAGTCTGAAGATAGAAATAAATTTACACCACAAGGTTTAGTGGGATATAGGATTGAATATATAAATTCTAATAACAAACAAAAAACACCAAATTTCTATAAAATTGTTACATCTTCTTTTTATTGTACACCTGTTACTGCGAATCTAAATAGTTCAACACAAAAGTCGGTAAGATATCAATATAGTGAAGGTGCAACAAACTTTATGTTTTTAACAATTACACCATCGTCAGCACCATCGAATAAACCAAACACGGTTCCATTTATCGGTAGTCCAGGTCAAATGGTTATTTTATCAAATACATATATGAACCCAACAACTATCGAAATTGATATGGTTGAACATGATGCGTCAACACTTGCAAATGCCCTTTACGGTAATCAAACTAAGGCGGTTACTCCAGGTATTTACACAATTTACGATAAAGATAATAACATCTATAAACAATATAACTTATTTGAAATTAAAGACGACTTTAACGAAACTCTATATGAGGTTAGAGAAAACCGTAATGATATTGATGAAACTTTAAACTTTGATACAATCACTAATATCTAATGGCAAAATTACGTAAAATTCCAAGTCAAGCTGCAAGTGGTGCCGATACATTCAGTGACAACCTAGTTGGTAATCAAATTACCACGGGTACCGGTCAGTTGACTAATACGAACTTTGCGTTAGATAGTGAGGTAATACAAAGAGATACAAAGAATTTTAAAACAAATCCGTTTTCTAATTTTTTAACATTAGATGATTTAAAAGGACAAACTTCAAGTACAACTACGAGTGGTACCGCAAGTAAAAATAAAGAAATAAAATTTAAAGGTTCTAAAAATGATGCCGCTAAATCTTTATTTGGATCATTAAAAAGTAGACTAGGTGTTGCGACAACTAATATAATTAATAATTTTCCGGCGGCTATTTTGATTGATTCTAATAGTTTAATTAAAGTAACGAATTTTACCGCTAATAATATTACATACGATAATATAAGTAATACCACTCAGTTTCAAGTTGAATATAGTAAACTATACAATCCATTTTCGATTGTTATGGTCACACCGAAAAGTAATACCATATTACCTTCAATTAATAAAAACAGAGATTTTTACACTTCTTTTAAAAATTATTTAATTTCAATAAGTGGAAAAACCTATGATGTAATTTCATATATTGAACCTAATAGTGATAATATAATTTCATTAAAGGTAAGTGGTAAACCATTTGGTAACTTAACGGGGTTTTCTGAAAATATATTAATTAAACCAAATGATGGTGTTATTGAAGAGTTCTTTAAAGGTTTAGATGATTTAGAGGAAAGTTTATTAAATAGAGATAGTTTTCCAAAGTACACCTCAAGTTTCAAAGTTCCAAGAGATAGTTTTGATGAAACAAAAACCGAATTAATTTCAGTAAATTATAGTTGGCCGTTATCCGATAAGGAAGATTGGAACATTAAAATTACAGGTTTAGAATATGATAGTTATTTAACAAATTTAAGTAACATAGCAGATGAAATTGATGATTATAAATCTAACTTATTTGTTAGGTTTTTAACATCACCTCAATTGTTTGAATTTGATAGTCCCGATAAAAAGGCCGAATCATTATTTCAATTATATGGACAAAGTTTTGATAGTGTAAAAAAATACATAGATAATATTGCTTACATGAGAAATGTAAGTTATGACGGTATTAATAACGTACCCGATGTATTGTTAAAGAATTTAGCGAATACTTTAGGATTAGATACAATTAACTTAATTGATGAGAAAGGTTTAGATGAATTATTATACACTAAGACATCACAACAATATTCTGGATTAGTATCGGGAACGTCTTTAATAGATGCCGAATATGAATTTTATAGAAGGTTGTTAGTTAACTTGGCTTACATTTATAAATCAAAAGGTACAAGACAATCTTTAGAATTCTTTTTAAGATTTTTAGGTGCACCCGAACCAATGATTAAAATTAATCAATACGTTTACAAGGTAATATCTTTACCTAAATCATTTGATTTAAAAGGTGACATTTATGATGTTATATCGGGAACTAAAATTTACAAAACAGGAATATTCTTACCAACAGGTGGAACTATTAATGGTGTAACATATCTTCCATATAGATATTATACTGGTATAACTACAGGTACAACAACATTTAATTCTGAAAATTATCCCGTTAATGGAGATACGTTATTACCTAAAGGAATTACGGGATCAACAGAATATTTTTTCCAAAAAGGATCTGGTTGGTATGATAATACTACAGATCATAAATCACCATTAGTGATTGATATCGATAATTCAACGGTAACAGGAAGAACTAAAAATATTGTTACTAAAAATAGTGCATACACATATGGTGAAGATTATTTTGACGTTTATAGAAAATTGCCAGGATTAGACTCAGGATATAAATTAAAAAATATTATCGATAACAATCAAACAGAAAATCTTAATGATAATTCTGGTTTATTATTAAATAGAAAAAATATTGAAGTTTATTTATCGTCAGCACAAGCGGTTGATTATGACATATATCGTAAATCAAGAGACTTTGGTACAACAGGTACAACATTCGGTACAAATAGTTTAACACCACAAACAGGAGTAACATTTGCTGAGTATGTTGATTTAATGATACATCAACAAATTAAAAATTCTAATTTAATAAAATATAAGAAGAATTATATTACATTAGAGGACATCTATCAAGATTACATATCACATACAGATTTCACACCATATAGTTTTCCCGATGTTAATTTGTTTATTGAAAAAATGAGTCCTTATTGGACAAGTGTTATTGATCAAATTATTCCTGCAACAACTTTATGGACTGGAGGTAATTTAATTTCAAATAATATTTTTGGTAGATCAAAATATCAATATAGATATGGATGCCAACCTACAGAAACGGAAGACCATATTAATTTTGATTTAGAAATACCAACAGGATATACAAGTTATTTTGGTTATTTAATAAAACAGGCGGACAATGAGCTTGGATTTAGTATTGAAAATGATGAATCTGGAGAAACGAAATTTGACGGTTATGTTAAACTTTATCCGGTATTTGAAATTGACGGTAAAGTTTATTCTGGTATGACAGATCCAGGTAATATATCTGCATTAAATAAAGATTCGTTTGATGAAATTATATCATCTGGTTCAACCCATACTATTTACGATTCAGAAAGTATTAATTTTAGAGTATTAAAAAGTTCAAACAATAATACAAGTAATCCAACATCAGGTACAATATATACTCGTCTTTATGAAACTACAGGTACTTGGAAGACAGATACTTGGAATACAAATGTAACGGGATGTACATATGTTTTAATAAGTGGTGCCACCTCATTAACTGGAACAACAATAATTAATAATGACAATACTATAACAACGGATGGTGTTAGTATTAATTTATATAGTGGAGGTACCACTAATGATCTTGTAGATTATAATGATTTATCATACGACACACAATTAAAAATATTGTGGAAAAGGGCGATACAAAATACAATTACATATATTAACACCTATTCTGGATCAACTATAGATGGAGAAGGTAAAAATACACAATATGGAACTGAAATTGGTAATTCATCAATTACGGGAACAACAAAACAAAAAATACTATCATATGAAATTTTCATAGATAATGAAGGACGTGAAAAAATTAAATTTACGTCTTACAAATATGGCCCAAATGATTGTACAGTAAAAAATTATTTAGATTATGGATATGTGTCAATTGGTCAAAATGATGTAAAAGATTGTAGATTTAGTGGAGGATTAGCGATATATGAGCCAGGACCAACACCAACTCCAACAAACACACCAACACCAACCGCAACACCTACCACAACTCCTTCACCAACACCAACACCATTACCTGCAACTGCAACACCATTACCTTCCACCCCAACACCAACAGTAACTGCATCACCTGCAACAAATACACCTACTCCAACCCCAACACCAAATTGTAATTTCTTAGTCGATGTTTTAGTTGTTACTAGCACCCCAACACCTACTCCAACCCCAACACCAAATTGTAATTTCTTAGTCGATGTTTTAGTTGTTACTAGCACTCCAACTCCAACACCAACCCCAACAGCCACACCAAATTGTGAGTTTGCTGTTGACGTAGAAATATTTTATAGTACCCCAACACCAACCCCAACATCCACTGCAACACCAACCCCAACACCAGATTGTAACTTTAATGTTGATGTCTTAGTCGTATATAGTACACCAACTCCTACACCTACTAACACTGCAACACCTACACCAACACCAGATTGTAATTTTAATGTTGATGTTGATGTTATCTATAGTACCCCAACTCCAACACCAACAAATACCGCAACTCCAACACCAACAAATACCGCAACTCCAACACCAGATTGTAATTTTAATGTTGATGTTGATGTTATCTATAGTACACCAACTCCTACACCAACAAATACAAATACTCCAACACCATTACCGGAATCCGCAACAAATACACCAACCCCTACACCATTACCAGCAACAAATACACCAACCCCAACACCTACTAACACTACAACACCAACTCCAACTCCAACGCCAGATTGTAACTTTAATGTTGATGTTGATGTTATCTACAGCACACCAACACCATTACCAACTAACGTACCAACAGCAGTACCAACCAATATACCAACCAATATACCAACTAATGTACCAACTAACGTACCAACGGCAATACCAACGGCGGTTCCAACTAATACACCAGAACCAACCAATATACCAACTAACGTACCAACCAATATACCAACCAATATACCAACCAATATACCAACTAATGTACCAACAGTAACACCAACACCTGACCCTAATTTCTATTATGAGGCGGATAGATATCAATGTTTACAAAATGGTAGTTGTGAATATGTTGAAACTATTGTTATTGCTAATGATATAGAATTAGTGTTAAACGCAAGGTTTAGATTAGACCCTGAAACAGGTTATATATTTCAGGTCGTTAATTCAACAACTCCACAGATTGCTTTATTAACAACTATGTTTGCATTAGGTGTTACAAGTTGTAGTTCATTATGTGCTCAACCTGCAACTAATACACCAACACCATTACCAGCAACTGTGACACCATTACCAGCAACTGTGACACCATTACCAGCAACTGTGACACCATTACCAGCAACAGCAACACCAATACCTGCAACATCGTTTACCGCTTATATTAGTTTAGATAGTGGTTATGATGCATGTAATGGTGGAAGTTTTACACCATATTTTGCATACCAATTTAATGGATTTTATGGAACAATGTGTGACGCAAATAGTTATATAGAAGGTGGTATTATTCAAGCAGAAATCGATCCAAACGGGTATTTTTGGTTAAGTGAAGGATTCGGACAATCAAGATATTATCAAAAATCGGGATCAACAAATAGAGCTTATCCACAAGAGGGTTGTGTAAGTTGTCCAACACCAACGCCATTACCTGCAACGGCAACACCTGTACCGGCAACGGCGACACCATTACCAGCAACAGCAACACCAATACCCGCAACACCATTACCAGCAACAGCAACACCTGTACCGGAGGAGGCAACACCAACACCAACTAATACACCACCACCTGCAACATCATATGCTTATCAATTAGGACCATCTTATACATCATCGAGTATGGCTTGTGATAATTTCGGTATGGATTTCTACACTACAGTATATGCAACAGCAGATCAACCATTTAATGTAGAACAATTCTTTTTAGATCCTAATTTAGTAACTACTTATACTGGTGAGAACGAAACACATGCGTTTTCTTTAAATAGTGTAGGAGCCACACCATATTCAGGAAACATTTCGTATACCGGAATAGTATCCAATAAATCATTCTGTGCAGAAGCACCTTAATAAAATAAAACAAAATAAACAGATATTTATAAAAAGAAACAAATAATATGACAGTAACATTTACATTAACATCGGGATCGTCAGGAACTTCGGCGGGTCCGTTTAATATTTCAGGAACAACAAATGCTAACGTTGTATCAGAATTAGCCTCTGGTATTACAAAAGCCCAATTAACAACAGGTCATACAATTACCGGTATTAATGATGCTATAACAGGGGGAACAATTGCAAGTACAGGTACTTGTACTAATACAATCCCGTGGCCGCCGGAAACCGCAACCCCAACACCTACTCCGAGTCCAACACCTGTAGTAACATCATATTCATATCAATTAGGAACATCAGTTACACAATCGAATATTGGACAGGCTTGTGCTGCTATTACTGGTAGTGGTGGAGAACCTCAAAGTCCCTTAACTGAAGTATTTGCAGCAACAAATAATGCAGCCAATGTAGAACAATTCTTTACTGATGCTGGTTTAACAAGTGGTTATGGTGGAGAGGATGAATATCACGCTTATTATAGAACCGGTGGATTTGCAACATATACAGGACAAATTTCAGCAAGTGGATTTGTAACGAACATTAATGTTTGCTCAACATAAAATTTAAAAACAAAACAATATTAAAACCCCTTTATTTTAAGGGGTTTTTTGTTTAAATTGTATATAATACTATTTATAGAAATATGTCATATACAATACGATTAACAGGATTTACTTTAGGTGTATCAATATTAAATGTTGATTTATATGCTTGTACAGGTAGTTTAGATGATTGTACTAATAATTCAGGATCTTTATGTACAGGATCCCTTTCAGGATCTGACTCGTCAAAATATTTTCCTTTAGTTGGATATTCCAATATTCCAAGATCAAGTTTAAATGGTACATATGTAGTTGTTCCGGAGGGAATAAAAACAATTAGAGTGGTACCATCAGAATTTAATGGAAAAGATGGTGACCCTGTTATATGTGTTGAATGTGTTGATTATAATAATTTAACAATAAGAATGCCGACTACACCAACTCCCACACCAACTCCCACACCAACAGTTGTACCAACGGCAACTCCCACAAATACACCAACAGTAACACCATTACCGGCAACAGTAACCCCATTACCAGCAACTGTAACCCCATTACCAGCAACTGTAACCCCATTACCAGCAACTGTAACCCCATTACCGGCAACTGTAACCCCATTACCGGCAACTGTAACCCCAACCCCAACACCTGAGTGTGTAATATCTGTAGGATTTGAAGTTGATAGTGCTGGTGATATTAGATATATTGATTGTTGCGGTGAGACAATTTATTTAACATTTGGTATTGGACCACAAGTAATAAACGATTGTTTGCAATATGGTTCATTATCCCAAGTTGGTGCAACTATTTCATTTATAAATTATAGTGCAACATCTTGTAGTTGTCCTACAACACCAACTCCTTTACCGGCAACTGCAACACCACAACCAACTCCATTTGAAACTACGTTTAGTGGTTATGTTAGTTTAGTTAACGGACCAACAGCATGTACTGGTGGTGAATATAGTAATGTTAATATTACGGTTGTAGGTACGTCTTTATGTAATTTAACAAAAGTAAAAGGTTTATCTTCCACAATGTATGGTAACGTATATGGTGATATGATAGTTAATGACACGTTTTGGGTTTCTGATGGTACGGATGAAAGAGAATTTATGAGAGATGGTTCGGCACAAACAGGAACAGCACAAACAGCTTGTACAGCTTGTTCAGGAGCACCACCAACTTCAACCCCTTTACCACCAACTCCTACACCGCAAACATATGATGTGTATGAGAGATGTGATTTAACAGCAATATATTATGTAGATTATAGTGCGGGTAATTTAAGTTTTGTGACGATAAATAGTGAATGTTGTTCAAGAATAGACACGAATAAAGATAGTGCTTATATGGCAACAAACTATCCATCAGCAATATACTTCTCATCATTTACAAACGTAACTTGTCCTTGTGATTAAAATAAAATAAAGATATTTATAACATATGAGTTTTTTAAACAGTAATCACGCGGAATATTTAACGGCCCGAATAACAAACGAGGGTAGAAAGGCTATTGCCAAAGGTACTTTCAATATTGAATTCTTTCAAATAGGAGATTCTGAATTTGATTACGATACAATTTTTAGTGGTTTAACAGGAACAACAGGACAACAAAAAGTTTTTGCTCCATTTGATAATGAATCAGGTGTTAAATATCCGTATTCTTTAGGTAGTGATACCCTAACTTCAACAACATACGGAACACCAATTAGTAATAGTTCAACTACAACTTTAAGAAATGAAATGGGTAGTGCTGGATTTGTATCTATGTATTCAACCGCACCAACAGTAAAAACAACACCACAACCATTAACATATAGTAAACTAAGTGGAACAACAAGTCTGGTTGTGGTGGATGGTACGAATTTTAAACCAAATGATTTTATAACAGTAGTTTTAGATGGTTTTTCAAGTACAACAATTACGGGACAAACAAATAGTATGATCTATAAGGTAGTATCAAAAACAGATAATACATTAACACTAGATCGTAAACTCCCTAATTTAACAGGACTAACAGGTAATGTACAAGTAGTATTAAATGAATATTTCGACGAATCACCAACAACTGACATATTTAACCCAATTGATTATACACAACAACTTAATTCATGGAGATTAAATACAGTATGGTCGGACAAACCAATCGGGGCAGATTACCCAACAAATGATTTAGATGAAAGTTTAAGTGGTTATAATAGTAATCAATATGTTTCAACAAAACAATTATTAGGATATACAAAATCAGGACAAACATTTACAAATTTTGTAGGAACAACTATAACAGGAACTACATTTAAAAATTCATTCGATGAATTAGTTGAAGTTTTACCGTCAGAACAAAGGTGTATTGCAATTATACATTATTCTGAACTTGGAGATGTTACAAATGATCCTGAAAGATTTTTTAAATATGATGATTATATAAGTTCATTAACGGGAACTACAGGTGAAAGTATTACATTATTTGGTGATTTAGATACAGATGATAGAGACTATAATAAAACTGATAGTGACTATTTTGAAATTTACATACCATTTATTAATTATCATAGAAATACAGGAATAACATTAGGTGCGTTATTTACAATGGACACTGTTGATTATTACATTAAACCATTTTCAGGAACAACAGGGTCTAGATTTGAATTAAAATTTAGATATTTGTTAGACGAACAAACTAATAAAGTAGGTAAAGTTTTTATTAATAACAAAATAGTTGTATTCGACGATCAAGAGTTGGTGGCGATGTTAGATTATAGATCTAATAGACGATATACATTACCATCACCTAAATTGGGATCGGTACCAAGTGACGGAACGGCAATTAATTCCTTACTACCAACCACAGGAGATACTGTTTGGTTTACATATATGTTTGGAGATACAAGTACTAGTGGATCTACATTAAATGCATTACCATGCAATTATTTTAATAAAATAACAGGGAACGGAACCCCTTCACAATTAACATTTAAATTTAATACAGGAGCATTTCCAAATATGTACACTACCCCAAGCGGTATTAAAGACGGATTTATTGCTAATAAATTTTACGCCTTAGTACAAACAGGAACAACACCAACTACTTCCAAATGGATAAAAATTGATATAACATCAAAGATATCAGGATATACTAGTGGATATATTGATCCAACAAATTTGGTTAACTATACGTTTACAATTACAAAAAGTGATTACACTGGTGGAACGTCTTTTGATTTAGAAGACCATATGTCAGATGTAACAACTGATTATTTGTGGAATACAACGGGATCAACAACACAACCACAATTTGGTGACGAACAACCGTTCCCTGGCAGTATTAGATTAGTAAGAGCAACCGATATTGAAGAAATGAATATGTTAATAAACTTACCATCTACTCAATTCTTAACATCACAAAACCCAACATATCCAACAACCGGAACAACTCCCACATATATTACCGAAGTCGCATTATTAGATTCATTAAAAGAACCGTTAGTGATTGCTAAAACATCTACACCAATTAAAAGAACAGGAACTCAAGTTTTCGCAATTAAATTAGATTTCTAAAGCTTTACTATTCAGTTAATTTGATTTAATTTTTACTCTATGAGTATAGATATTAATTTCAAAAACAAACCAAAGATTCTCGGTCTTGATATTTCCACGAAGACGATCGGCTTTGCTTTATTTGATATGACGGGTTCTAAATTATTAGAACTAACACATTTTTCACCAAAAATTAAACCACAACCAGAAGATAAGATTGAGGAATTAATTAAAAAGGCCGACGCATTTAAAAAACATTTGGAAAGTTATAAAGACATGGGAATTCTTCGTGTTATTATTGAAGAACCATTGTTGCAGTCAAATAACATTTATACTATAGGAACATTATTACGTTATAATACATTGATACTTAAGAACTGTTATGATGTGCTAGGAGTATTACCAACATTTATTTCCACGTATAACTCAAGAAAATTTGCTTTCCCTGATTTGGTTGGTCCAAATGATAAAGGACGTAACGTTTTATTTGGTGGATACCCAAGAGATATTGATAAGAAACACGTCATTTGGGAACACGTTAATAATGTATGTCCTGATATCAATTGGTTATACGGTAAAACGGGTAATCTTAAAAAAGAAAATTATGACATGGCCGATGCGGCATGTTGCGTTATTGGTTATGTTAACATGAACAAACAAACATCTTAAAATATTCGGCAACTAAAGTTTTACTTTACGAGCTGTAAAAGATATATTTATATTAGGACGGGACTTGTAGAAATACAAGTTTGGTTGGAGGGAGTCGGCGTGGTGTCCGGCTCCCATTTTTTTTTATCATACTTTTTTATTATATTATAATCATGAACACCCAAGAAGTAGACTATTCTGCCGTATTTGATATTTTAGAAGATATATTTGGTGACTATAAAAATCATAATGATTATAGGTACCAAGTGTCCTTTGATTGTCCTGTGTGTTCACATGAAATTAAAGGATTAGATAAAGGAGACGGTAAGGGAAACCTTGAAATCAATTACAAATATGGTGTTTATAAATGTTGGGTATGTGCTGAGACACATAATACCCACGGATCAATCTATAAGTTAATTAAGAAGTTTGGTAATCCAAAACAATTAAAGAAATATCTTTTATTAAAACCTGAAGATGATGAGGAGATTGCTGCAAGAACATACAAACCTGTAAAATTACCTAAAGAGTTTATTCCATTTAAAGATGCTAGTATGGGTTTAAAGATGACCCCACAATACAAGCAGGCATACAATTACATTAAAAAAAGAAACATCACTGATTTGATGTTACAAATTTATAATATTGGATTTTGTTATAGTGGACCATATGAGAGTAGAATTATAATTCCATCCTATGATGAGAATAAAAGATTAACGTATTTCATTGCTCGTTCTTATTTACAAAAGACAAAGAGAAAATACATGAACCCCGAAGCACAAAAGGAGATTATTATTTTCAATGAGCATTTAATTAATTGGGATGAACCAATATACATTGTGGAAGGTGCGTTTGATAGCATCTTTATTCCCAATGCAATTCCAATGTTGGGAAAGTTTATGAGTGAACATTTATTTATGAAACTCTACAATAATGCAAAAAAAATAGTTATAGTACTAGATCCTGATGCGTGGAATGATCAAGAAAGATTATACCATAGATTGAATTGTGGAAAACTAATGGGGAAAGTGTGGAGTATAAGATTAGAAGGGGATAAAGATATTGCCGATTTACAGGGAAACTTAAGTGAATATAAAATGAAACAAATAGATTAGAATGAATTTAAAAGACATCTCATTAGAGATAAATGACTTATTAGAAAAAAGAAGACAAGAATTAGAATTAACATTTATAGAAGAAGAACACATCTACTATATGAAAGATGTTGATGGTGAAATTAAAAAGAACTTCCCGTCAGTATCAAAAATTGTAAAGAAATTTCATAAACCATTTGATGCTGACGGTATGGCACTTAAGATGTCTAAAGGAGATCCTGAAGGTCAAGCACAATTACTTGCCGAATGGAAACAAGCTGGTGATTTATCAACTAATATGGGTAGCCGTGTTCACTTTGAATTAGAATCTGAATTAATTGGTCGTTTCGATAACTACAAAGAAGTTAGACAACCAATATTTGAAATTAATGAAGAACAACAACGTAAGAGTGATAACATGATTATTGCAGGAAAACAATTTCTTGATTTAATGTTAGAACGTGGTGGAGTCTTGTTGGATACAGAAATTGTATTAGGAGACCCAATTGAACAATACACAGGACAACCAGATAAAGTATGGTTAATGCAAAACAAAGAGAAGGATGGATTTGGATTTGTTATTACAGATTGGAAAACAAACCAACCAAAGAACTTTGAAGTTCATCATTACACGGGTAGATTATATCCACCATTTAACAATTATCATGATAATGCTTTAGGTCATTATTATTTACAATTACCATTATATGGTCGATTGTTGCGTAAGATGTTGGAAGGAACAAAATATAACGATACTAAATTATTAGGTAATGTAGTTGTATTATTAAAAGACGACGCAACATTTGTTGAATATAAAGTTCCACATCAAATTAACAACGCAATCCTACAAATGGATTTATCAAAATATATTTCAAGATGGTCAAAAAGATAATTCATATTGCTGATTTACATATTCGTACAATTCAAATGCATGATTTGTATAGAGAACAATTCGAAATATTATTAAATGAATTAAGTGTAAAATTTTTAGAATGGGCAGATGAAAATATATCACATAACGAAATTAGAATTGTTGTTGCGGGTGATATCGCACATCAAAAAATTAATATTTCAAATGAACAATTACTATTAACGAGTTGGTTTTTAAAAGAGTTAACTCGTTTTGGTAAGGTTGTAATAATACCAGGTAATCACGACTTCTTGGAGAATAATACACAACGTATGGATAGTATAACACCAGTCGTTCAATTATTAGACAATCAACACATCACATACCTAAAAGATAGTGGTGATTATGTTGATACCGATGGTAGCGTTCAATGGGTTGTTTATTCATTATATCAACACAACGTAAGACCTGAATTTACAAAACAAGAAGGTTTATTAACGGTTGGACTGTTCCATGGACCGATTATGGGGTTATCGACAGACTTAGGTTATGAGTTTGAAGATGCGTATGATCAATTAAACTTTGTTGATTTAGATTTATTGTTATGTGGTGATATTCACAAGAGACAACAGTTCACATTACCAAATGGAGGTCATGCAATAATGGTTGGTAGTCTTATACAACAAAATTTTGGAGAGACAGTTAAACATCATGGGTATGGAGTATATGATGTAGAATCTAATGAATATGAATTTCACGATTTAGAAAATACACAACCGTTCCTACACTTTAGAATAAACGATATCAAAGACATAGAAAATGAAACCGAAGAGCACGTTAATCTTGGATAATGAGTTTATTCAATATTGTGAATTAAATAAAATAGATAATGTAGATAAGTTAGCACAAGAAACCTTCAATAGAGGGTTTTCTTTGTTAAAGTATGGTGAGACACCAAATGGTAATAGAACTAAAGAAATAGTCGAAGTCACAAAAGAGGTAATAAAGGAAGTGATTGTTGAAGTTGAAAAAATTGTAGAGGTACCTATTGAAGTTATTAAAGAGGTAATCAAGGAAGTAAGAATAGAAGTACCAATAGAGGTCATTAGAGAGGTTGTAGTCGAAAAGAAGGGTAAGACCAAGACCGTAACTAAAGAAGTTATTAAAGAGGTTCCTGTTGAAAAAATTGTGGAAGTTATTAAAGAGATAACCAACAACGAAGAGATAGAAAAGTTGATGAAAGAAAACGATAAATTAAAATCTGATTTGGAAAAAATAACTAAATCTTTAAGTGGATTAGGTAAAGGTAGATACCTTAAAAATAGTGACTTAGGATCACTGTATGATGAATAAAATATTTCCGGCAACTTACTTTTTTTTACGAGATAATTTCTTTATACTTTATTATAATCAGAAATGATAAATAAATGATATAAAAAAATGAATCTTATGTCAACAATGGCTACAGGTAGACCAAGAGTCTACAACACGGGAGGTTTCGATGATTCCTCATCAAGAAATGCAATAATTAAATTCTCAATGGAAACATTAGAACTTGAAATGATTGCAAATCCAAATAAGTACGGTATTGATTTATTGTACAAAGAAGACCCTATTTGGGGAATAGAAATCGAACATTCCAAAAATTGGACTGGTGATTTCTTCTCAGATGAAAACAAGGGCCTCAATAACAAAAGCGGTTTAGGTTTTAAAACCGTAAACATCCCTTGGTGGAGGAAATCCAAATATTGGAATCCCGAAAAAAACCAAGGATGGGATAAAAATATTTACATTAGAACTAATGTGGATTTTTCTCAGGTTATTTTAATTAGACCTGAAACATTTGCAAATCCCGCTAAATGTCATGTTGCAAATTTCCAAACCAAATGGATTACCACAGGTGAACCTGAAGAATGGAGATCATTTAAAAGAGAAGATGTTGAAGTGTACAACCTAATTGATGGTGTGTACATTTTAGATACAAACTTTTAATATAGAATAACCCCTGTATTTTAATTAATATGGGGGTTATTTTAATTTATAATAATAAAAAATTTAATGATTATGATAATGTTATTTTGGGTCCTTGCCGCTTACGGATGTATGTGTATAATTTCTTGGTCGACAATCTTTGAAGACTTGAGAGAATGGGTAAAAACTAAATCTTCTTTCTTTTATAAACTTATGACATGTCCCCTATGTTTGGGTTTTCACTTAGGTTGGGTAATGTCACTTGCGTTAGGTGGTTTATGTAATCACTATTTCCAAACAAATTTATTTTGGAATCTTTTTGCTGATGCTGTTTTTACATCGGGAGCGGTGTGGTGCCTAAATTCAATAATTGAGTTTTTTGAAGAAAATAGAATAAAATAAAAATAAAATGGCAAATATTACAATAACTGATGAGGATATAATGATTTACAATCAAAAAATTGAAAAACAAATAAAAATAATTGAACAAGACACACCATCGAAAAATAATAGTTGTAGTAATGTTTTATTAGAATCAATTGAAAAAATTAAAACCAGCAATAAATGGGTAGGGTCTAAAAACGAAAAAATAAAAAGTTTAGGTAATTCAGATGCAGTAGGAAAAGTAGGGGAATTAATGGTTGAATCAATCGTTAAAAATTACCCCAAAACGTTTACTGTTGAATACGATGGAGATAGAAACACAAATAAAGGTGATGGTATTTACGATATGAAAATATACCCATTACAATCTAATACAACGGTTAGGACTGAAATTAAAACTGCAACAGTTGGAACAAACAATAATACATTTCAATATGAGACGTTTAAAGAAAACGTATGTGATAAGTATATATTAATGTCTATCACCCCAAATGAAATATTTATGACATCTATTAATCCTTCAGAATTATATCCAATTGAAACACACGAAGTTTTTAATGTTAAATTATGTATAAGAAAAAGAACTGATGTTGGTAAATTAACATTAAGTCTTAGTTCATTATATAAAGGAGTTCGATTTGGAAACACAATAGAAATATATAATTCTACAGATGAACAAATAAAAAGATTTTTAGAAAAACATTTAATTATTAATGGATAATTTAGATATTTTATTTAAATGTATTGAAAAATACTCTAACATTACTTTTACTAAAGAACAAACAAAAAAAGAAAAAATTAGTTTAGGGATTGAGGGTATAAAACATATATCAAAATATATCAATGTTAATAACGGTACAATAAAAAGATGGATTGATCTTGATAATGTACCCAATTATTATAAATTTGATTTATCGGAAATGTTGGGTATACCTGTTGATCTATCAACATTAACTCCAAAAGAAAAAGATCAATTCTTTACATCAAAAGAAACTGCCAAATTATGTTTTGATCTTTTCCAAACGGTTTTAAAAGAACATGATGTAGATGAATTAGAATACACATATGTAGAACCATCCGTTGGGGACGGTAGTTTTTATAATTTATTTCCTGAAGATAGAAGAGTTGGTATTGACATTGAAAGTAATTTAGAAAATATTGTTATTAAAGATTATTTGAAATGGTCACCCGATACGGATAAGAAATATTTGGTTTTAGGTAACCCACCATTCGGATTAAGATCAAATTTGGCTTTAAGATTTTTAAATCATTCAAATTACGCAGATTTTGTTGGTTTTATATTGCCACAACTATTTGATAGCGACGGTAAGGGATCAACTAAATCAAGAGTAGAAGGGTTGAATTTAATATATAGTTCAAACATTAATCCTCATTTTTATTTTCCCGATGGAAAAGAAGTTAAGGTTAATGTCATATTTCAAATATGGTCTAAGAGTTTTAAAATTGAAAAAGATAGTAGAACATGTAATGATTATATAAAATTATATTCGTTGTCTAATGGAGGAACAATTGCAACAACCAGAAATAAAAATATGTTAGATAAATGTGATATATATCTTCCATTGACTTGTTTTGGTCAGGATAATATGAGGATACATGATAATTTTTTATCATTACCTAAAAAAACTGGATATGGTATTGTCATATTAAAAAATAAAGAAAATATTTTTAATTTACTTACTAATACCGATTGGTCTAAAGTATCTTTTAAATCAACAAACGGAGCGTTTAATTTAAGATCAGATTTAATACAAGGTGTATTAATTAATAATGGTTTCATTGATGAAATAAAAACTAATGAGTAATCCTTTTATAAAAGTAACTTGGGAAGATGTACCTGAGAATTTCACCCCTGAGAAAATCAGAAGGGTAAAATCTTATTTTGAGAAAAAGTATAATGCAAAGACCGTTCAGGTAATAACAAAAACTTTAACTAATGTTAATCAAACACGTTTAGAGTCTTTAGAAGCGTCGGACAATATTTTAGATCATCAATATCAAAAGAAATTGATGAAAGATTTTCTTTCCGATAATGAAATAATCATTAAGGAGGAGTTAATGGAAAGATTAGATAATAAAGTAAATTCCCAAATAGATAAATTAAATGAAAACAAAGTTAGATATAATAAATGGTATATTAGGAAAGTGGAGTTTTCTAATTTTCTATCATTCGGAGATAATAACGTTATTGATTTTACTGGGTTGGACGGTATTACGGTAATTGAATCCACACCAAAGAACTTTGGTGGTAAGTCTACATCATCAGTAGATCTTTTAATGTTCTTATTCTTCAACACAACAACTAAAACTAAAACTAACGGAGAAATCTTTAATAGATTTACCGATAAGAATGATGTGAGTGTTCGTGGTGAGATTACAATTGATGGAGATGATTATGTAATTGAGAGAAAGACATCTCGTAAGATGAGTAAGTCAGGTGAATACACGGTTAAGAATGACTTAGAATTTTTTAAGAAAGCTGAAGATGGATCCATTGTAAATTTATCCGGTGAACAAAGAAGAGAGACGGAAGCATTTATATCGTCTGCAATTGGAACACAAGAAGATTTCTTATCAACTATATTAACAACAGGTTATAACTTAGAAGAACTTATTGAATCTAAACCCACAGCTCGTGGACAGATATTAACAAAGTTCATGGGATTAGAAAGTCTTAAAGCAAAAGAAGAAATTGCTAAAGAGATGTATAATGATTGGTCTAAGAAATTAGTATCTAACACATATAACAAAGTTAGTTTAGAATCTGATAATGAAACACACAAAGAAAGTATTACTAATTCTGAAAGTGAGATTGTTAGATTGACAAAAGAATTAGGTAAGTTTGAAAAAGAATTAACAAAGTTAGAAAAGAAAAGAGACGAAGTATTTTTAAAAAGAAACAACGACGTAGATAGGGAACTTATTAATACCAATCTAGTTTTATTACAAAGAGAAGTTATTTTTTTATTAACTCAAAAAAATGTAAGTCAAATAAACGCCGACGGAGTTAGTGTTGTTGAACCGTCACAATTTTATAACGAAGACCAACACAAAGAGTTAAAAGGTGAAATGGCAAATCTCCAAGGAATTGATGTTGTATCCAAACATGAAAAGACTCAAAGAGAAAAACTAATTAAACAATTTGAAGAAGGAACAGTTTGTCCTACTTGTAATAGAGCATTAGATGAAGTAGATCATACTGATGAAATTGAAAAGATTAAAAAGGAAATTGAAGACATCATTAAAGAGATGGAATTAAATCAAAATCAATTTGATTTATTAAAGGAACAATCTGAAGGGTTTGATAAATTAAAAACTGAATTTGAAAATTACGAAAGAAATAAACTTCGTAAAGAAAGATATGAGTTAGAGGTTGAACAAAAACAATTGGAAATTGATAGTAAACAAAAAAGATTAGACAATTACGAAAGTAATAAAAATAAACTTGAGGAGAATCAAAAAATTGATGCGGAAGTAATTGCACTTAAAACTAAAATAGAAACCGCTAACGGAGACATTAGACAAACAAATACGAATATAGAAAAACATACCAACAACATTACAAACATGAATGAGAAGATTGGTATTAATGAGGAGTTAATTAAAAAGATTACAGCTGAGGAAGAATTATCCGCTGTGTTTAAAATATACTTAACTGTATATGGTAAAAACGGTATATCCAAAATTATTCTTAAAAATATGATTCCATTAATTAATCAGGAGTTATATCGTTTGTTAGTTGATAGTTGTCATTTCATTTTAGAGATGAATATAAACGATAAGAATGAGGTTGAATTTATTATGATAGATACTGAGACCCGAATCGTTAAACCCCTTAATGCGGGTTCTGGTTATGAAAGAACCATATCCTCATTAGCACTTCGTAGTGTATTGACCAAGATATCATCATTACCTAAGCCCAATATAGTTGTAATGGATGAAGTATTCGGTAAGATTGCAGATGAGAACCTTGAAATGGTGGGTGAGTTCTTTAAAAAGATTAAAAATTATTTTGACCATATTCTTGTTATATCACATAATTCTTTAATACGTAACTGGTCGGATAATATCATTATGATTAAAAAAGAGGAGAATGTCTCTTCCGTGGATTTTATTACAACAAAAATTTCTTAGTTTCGAATATCTTAATTATATTTGTCCTATAAACTAAATTTATGACACCAAAAGATTACCAACAGTTTGGTCTTTACGCAAAAGACAAGGGTATTAGTTCGTTGAAATTGGACTATTATAACCAAAAAGTAGAAAACAGTTTAACTCCTTACATCTTAGAGGAACGAACCTTAAATGTAACCGTTATGGACGTGTTCTCACGTTTGATGATGGAACGTATCATTTGGGTTGCAGGTGGTGTGGACGATCATATGTCCACCATTGTTCAGGCTCAGTTAATGTTCTTAGACAGTATCGACAGTAACGATATTACAATGCACATCGACAGTCCCGGTGGATCTGTTAAGTCAGGTCTTTCTATGGTAGATGTAATGGATTATATCAAATCAGACATTAGAACTATTAATACAGGTATGGCAGCTTCAATGGGTTCAGTCCTATTAGGTGCAGGTACCAAAGGTAAAAGAGGTTCGTTGAGGTTCTCTCAAACAATGTTACACCAATCTTCAGGTGGAGCGGTTGGAAATATCCAAGACGCTGAAATCAGTATGATTGAGTGGAGAAAAGTGAACAACATCCTATTTGAATTATTGGGTGGGTACTGTGGAAAATCAGCAGAACAAGTTAAAAACGATGCAAGTCGTGACCTATGGTTAGATGCGGAACAAGCACTTTCCTACGGTATCATCGATGAAATTGTGGGTAAAAAGAAGAAATAAAGTCAAAGGGGGATAAAACCCCCTTTCTTCATATTTATAATAAAACATATAATATGAAGATTGATAAAACAAATATCCTATTAGTTTTGATTGCTTGTTTAGCCGCTTATACCATATTCCAAAATCAAGGTATAAAAACCGACGTTGCAGGGTATAATGCTAAAATTGAATCCTTACAAAAGGAGATCGATTCAGTTTACACTGCAAATAAAGAAATTGACAATCAAATTGAAAAGGTTGATAATCACATTGTTAATGTCGATAAAGAAATCGATAACGTTACAAAAAACATAACTATTATTAAAAACAACACAGATGAAAAAGTTAACGCTATTACTACTATTGGTAATCTTGAGCTTGAGCAGTTATTCACAAACAGATACAACTAAAGTTATTGTATTAGACACTACTAAAGTTACCATATCAACAAAAGTCGCTAGATTAGTTTACCAAGACTTAATTCGTTATGATGGTACAAAATTAGAGATTGTTGAATTAAATAATGTCATTGGTTTAAAAGACCAACAAATTAATTTATTTAAACAAAAAGATACATTAAAAGACCAAAAAATTTCTAATTTAGAGGTGATTATCAATAAGAAAGATGAACAATTTGGATTAGAAAGACAAAAATCTGAAAGTCTATTAAAAGAATTAAAAGGACAAAGAAGAAAAACATTCCTTTATAAGGTTGGATCTTTTGCTGGAATAATTATGACATCTTTATATCTTCTTAAATAAATATGAAACACATCTTAGACATTAGAAATATAATAATTGTATTATTGATTGGTGTGGCTATTGTGGAATTCGTAAACCCAAAAGGTATTATGCCACATAGAACGATTACTATACATGATACGGTGGGATATGAAGTTCCCGTTCATGATACAGTTGGTATTGAAGTTCCCATTGAAGTAGAAATACCTGTGGAAGTACAAATTCCATATGCGGTTCATGATACTTTTACAGTAACTAACCCAATTGATACCAATGCAATTTTAAATTCAATCGGAATGAAAATGTTTAAGAAAGACATTCTTAAATTACCAAACAACGTTGGAACCGTAACTGTGTTTGATACCATATCAAATGGTAGGGTGTTAGGTCGTTCATTTAAAAGCGATATCAAACAAAAAGTAGTTAGAGATACAACATTCTTAGGGGACGCAAGAAAAAATTTATATTATTTTGGTATTGATGCTAAGTTAGATAAACCAAATGTTATCAATCTTATTGGTTTAGGTTTTATTATAAAAGATAAAGATGCTAAACATTTATATAAGATTGGTATTGGAGTATCAAATAAAGTAGGGCCTGATGGAACTAGTGGTCAATTAGTTCCGTTTATTGGTGGAGGTGTTTATTGGAACGTAAATCGTAAGAAATAAACTAATATGAGATCATATTTGTTATTCATATATGGTGTTTTTGATGACCACCAAGATATAGAATTTTTTTGTTTAGAAATATTAGGTAAATCACCATTTGTTTGGACTGTTAGATATGTTATTGAAAATAATCAAAACATAATTGTTATGTTTGATTCTAATGAAGACCACGGGGTATTATCCGATGAAATACATTTGTTATCAAAAAACGATAGTGTTAAATTTTATTTTCTAATTGAAAAAACTTCTATAGTTAGTGTTTATCTACCTGAAACAATTAATGATTTTATTTTTAAACCAGCAACCTCTGATCCATTAATGATTAAAGTTGAATACGAAAAACATACTGAGGTACAACGAGAAAGATTAGAATTAGACGACGTATTAGATAAAATTGACCTATATGGGATTGAAAGTCTAACTGAAGAGGAAAAAAAGTTCTTAGACAATTTTGAAAAGTAATATTTTTTACTTATTTTTATATATACACAATTAAACACCAACCACATGAAAAAATCCATCTTAAACAACACCGAGGAAATACAACAGTACATAAAGGACATTCGTAGAATACCTGTTATATCACATGAAAGACAAGAGGTTATTTTTGAAAGACTTAATGATAAGACAATTACTAAACATGAAAAGAAATTTTTATACGATGAGTTGGTTGTAGGTAATTTAAGATTTGTTATATCAGTTGCAAAAATGTTTCAAAATCAAGGGATGGATATTATGGACATCATATCCGAAGGTAATATTGGTTTAATGAAGGCGGCGGAAAGATTTGATCCAACAAGTGGATTAAAATTTATATCATACGCTGTGTGGTGGGTTAGACAATCAATAATGGCATCATTAAATGAAAACGCAAGAACTATACGTCTTCCGTCAAATTTGGTTCAAGAATCACAGAAATCTAAAAAAGAAGAATTAAGTCAAGAAGATAATTTCTTTATTAATAATAGTGAAGAACCGGTGTCAAGTGGTCTACCATACTGTGTTGGTCTATATAGAGAAATAAACGAAGACGGAGATCAACTAATTGATATTATTCCAAACAAAGAAGCGGAAAGACCTGATGCTATTATGAACTCACCTGAAGAAATAAAGAAAAAAGTTTCAGCAATGTTAAGTGTCTTAGATGAAAGAGAAAGAGTTATTATTGAGAGATATTATGGTCTAACAGGTGTTGAATCAAACTTAGAGGACTTGGGGGAGGAATACGGTTGTACAAAAGAACGTATTAGACAATTACGTGATAAGGCCATTAAAAAGCTTAGAAACGAGAGTTTTGGTCTATTAAACTATTTATAAAAATATAATATTATGAAAAAGTTAATCGAATTAATAAAAACATATAAATTACAGGTACTGATTTTTTTAACAGTCATCTTCTTTTTTAAGTCTTGTAGCAATTCAAGTAGAGTGACTAAATTAGAAAAAATTCAAAAACAAAACGTATCTACGATTGATAGTCTTAAAACAACACATAAAAATGAAAAAATAGCAATTCACGGTTTTTATGATAATTGGATCACACAAAAAGATAGAGGGCCACAGTTAATGGAACTACATTTTATTGTTAAAGAAAACTTAAAAAAAGAACAAGAATCTAAATGAAACATTGGTTAAACCAAAATTTTAAAACATTAATTATTGCGGCATTTTTGATTCCAATCATTACTGTTGCAATTGTTTCTATTTCACACGTAACAAAATGGTATGGTATATCCAATCCAGTAAGTTGGGCTGTTTATTTATCAATTGGAATTGAGATTGCGGCATTATCGGCATTAGCGGCCATTTCGGCAAACATGGGTAAGAAAGTTTATTTCCCATTTGCGGTTGTGACGTTAATACAGTTTATAGGTAATGTATTTTTTGCGTATACATATATCGATATCAATGGACAGTCGTTTAGGGATTGGGTTGATTTAGTATTACCATTAACAGAATTAATGGGAGTAGATTCAACTGACTTAGTAGGTAATAAAAGATTCTTAGCGTTTTTTGCTGGAGGTATGTTACCAATCATTTCATTATCCTTTCTTCATATGTTAGTTAAATTTACGGAAGAAGATAGATTAAAAGAAAATGAAACACCACCAATTAAAGAATCGGAATCTAACCCCGAAGATTTAAAAAACTTTATTGATGAGTCTGTAAGATTAAATTTAAGTGAAGATGATTTAAAAAAATTGGAAGAGGTATTATTAAATCCACCTCCACCAAATGAAGAATTAAAGAAAGCGGAGGAAGAATATAAAAGAAGAGGAGAATTATTGGCAGAGATAATGAAGAACGACGAAGAGATGGGTTTATATGATGAACCACTTGATAACCCAATGATTAAAGAAGATTTGGATGATGAAGTATCTGATTGGGATGAAACATTAATGGATGGTTTAGAAGACGAAGAACCTTTCTTTACGGAAGAAGAAATTGAGAATATTTTACAAGAAGAACCCACTGAAGAAGAAGTTCAAAGAAATTTTTCCACTATAGAACCCGAAACGGAGAATATTTTCCAAGATAACGAAACACTTGAATTTGATATTTTAGTTCAAGAGGATTTGGAAGTTTCCGAACAAGAATTTGATGGTTTTGTTCCTGAACCATTTGCAACACCTGAGGAAGTCGTGGAGTTAAAAATAGATGAGGACAATGAACGAATGGATATTATAGGTCAGAACGGGAACGAAGGATTACATTACGAAAACAAAGAAACCACATCATCCGAACAAGATGATGAAAAAAAAAATTAGAAGAGTCCCTAACTCCGACATTGGAGGAATTGAAGGTGGACTTGGTTTCGTTAACAATAGAAAATACACTCCCCCAAGAGCAAATCCAAACGTTAGAATTAACAGATTCTAAAGAGGAGACTTTATATTGGGAATCTGATGATACTAACCCAAATCAAGTAATATATGATTTGGAAAATAATAAAACAATCATACCAACGTCCGAAGAAGAAATAAACACACTACCACAAGGAGAAAAAGTTATATCGAGAAATGTTAGTTCAAGACGTAGAAATTTTAGATAATTTAAATATTACTCGTAGAAAGTCTAAGAAGACGCAAATATTCCTATACGACACCCAAAGAAGATTAGATGATTTTTTAAGTAAAATGAAATATCGTCTAAATGGGAAATATGAAGATGTCCCTCATTATGTTATATCTAAATTAGGTGTAGTTTATCAACTGTTTGATACCGACCATAGTTCCAATACATTTAATGACCCTCAGATAGACAAAAAACAGATCAAAATAGCCGTCGAGAACTTAGGATGGTTGAACAAAGATACCATCACTGGTGTCCTTTATAATTGGATTGGAGACCCATACAGAGGTGAACCACATATCCGTAATTGGAGGAACTATTATTTTTGGGACGTATACTCCGAAACCCAATTAAAATCCCTTTCTGAACTTTGTAATGAGTTGTGTGATAAACATAAAATAACTAAACAAGTGGTACCATCCCACGGATACTTGGAAAATGCTTCAAATTTCACAGGGATAGTATGTAAATCCAATTTTTCAAGTATTTATACAGATATAAACCCTTCCTTTAACTTTGGGGTTTTTTTTAACAATGCAAATGAAAACTAAAAATGATTACGATGTAATGAAAGGTATGTTAAAGACCATTAGGACTATAACAGAATCAAAGGCATCAAATAGAACATTAAACGAGGCAGTTGGATTCCAATCACCTGAGGTGGATAAATCCGAAGAAAATCTTAAGAATGACGTCATGGTAGTAAATGATGTTGAAATTAAAATGAATTCTTCAGATGAGGCGGACTTAACATTACAAGATAGTGAAAAAACAGCTATATCTCAGTTAATTGATAATTTTAAACAACAAGTTTCACAAATTGCCGACTTTACTCCTGGTATTACAATTGCTCCCGATCAAGTTAGATTAGATGGTTCATTAACTGATCAAGACATTAGTTTTGTTTTTATTGCGGGTAAAGAGTCAGGAGCATATATCAATGCTGATATGTTAAAATTGGAACAAGACGTTGCAAATGAATTAGAAAAATTAGCTAAGTTTCAAGAAACATTTGAAACTGCAATGAATCCATTAATACAAGAGAGAAAAACTAACTAATAAATGGCACTAACAGATCAAGACAAGAGAGAGATTGAGAATATCACAAAGAAAGAGATTAAATCTTTTATGGACACAACACAGGCCCATAAGATTGTTGTGAAGATGATTCAAGACGAGTTAGGAACAAAAAAGATAGACGATAAAATAATTGATTTATCAACCAAAGTAGTAGTTGAATTATTCAAGACCCTATGGCAGAGAAAATCATTTTGGGAAACTGCTTTAAAATCTGTTAAATAATGAAGTATTCTAAACCAAACTTTGAACATGAGTGGAGTGAGGCTCTTCGTTACCGTGAATTTGAAAAGATGGGTAAGGACAAGTGGTTAGAGAAAGCATCTAAAGATTTTGAAATTTCTAATTTTAATTCAATTAAAGAAGTATTGAATAATGTGGATTTAGATTATGATACACTTGAGGATGAAAAGAAAAAAAGATTTGAAAAGCATTTTAAAGAGGGTGAAGTTGAAATACCAATGGTAGTTAAATTTGGTGAGAACGATTATGACCTTTTAGGTGGTAATACAAGACTTGCTGGTTTAATTGGTAAAGGTATTAACCCCAAATTGTGGGTCGTGGATATGACAAAAAAGAAAGAAGAAGTAAAAGAAACAGGTGCAGATTCGTCAGGTTCTTTTGAAGGATCGGCGTTTGGTGGAGATGGAGATGTGATTAAAAGAAAAATATCTAAAATACCTAATTTTGAACCAAACGAACAAGAATTAGGGGAAGTAACAGATTCAAGTTCTTCAGGTGCATTTGATGTCCCTGCGTTCGGTAAATCAACCTCTGGTGGTCGTAAAGACCCATTGAAGATTGACGGACCTGACAGTATCTATAAAGGTAGAGCGGTCAAGGATAAGAATTTCCCTAAATGGGGAGGACCAGATAGTGTTTTTGTTAAGGTAAAAGAGAAATGTAAGAAGTTTCCTTATTGTAATCAAGGTAATACGGGAGCAATTGAATACGTTAATGAAGACAAAGAAATACAACAAATAATAAACGAAATCTCAAAAACATACGGTTTACCACGTAAACAAGTGGAAAATATCGTATTAAATGAGATTAAAGATATATTTATATAGATATGAAAGTAAGTGAAATAAAACAACTAATAGAAAGTATAGTTACTGACGAAGTTAGAAAAACTATAATTGAAGAGTCTGAAGGTAATAAAGAAGTGTATCACATCAAATGTGAGGGAATTCCTTTAGGTACTTATAATAGTCAAGAAGAGGCTGAAAATGATATGGATAAATTTAAAGAAATGCATCCAGGTAAAGAACTTATCATTGAGAAAGGTGTTTATGAATCACATCACGACATGTTAGATAAATTAGACGAAATGAATGATCAATTAGAAGAAACAGACAATATGGAAAATACAGAAATGCAACCGGAAGAAGGAAATGCGTTTGGTGGAGCATTAGCTGCCGCTAAATTAAAAGGTGATAAAGAATTTAAAGTTGGTGATAAAGAATATGACGTAAAAGAGGAAGAAGACTGTGAAGAGTGTGGTGGTTCTTATATGGAAGAAGAGGAAGAAGGTGGAGATGATTTTGAAGAAATGTTAAGAGGTAGAAGAAAAAAACATAGTTATGTAGATAAAGGTGAAGAAACACCTAATGAAATGGGTGAAGAAAAGAAAAGTTGTGAAAAATGTGGTAAAGAAATGTGTGAATGTGGTGGTGGTATGTATGAATCAAAAAAGAAGACAATACGTTTAACTGAAACTGAATTAACTAATATGATTGCTAAAATGGTTAGTGAATCAATACCTGGTTTAGATGCGGCTAAAAAATCACACACTGAAAGTGGTAAAGAAAACAAGGCTAATATTGCTGCAGTTGAAAAGAAAATAGCGGCAACAATGAAATTTGATGGTAACGATAACCCTGAATTTCCTAAGGCAATTGGTAAAGGTGAAAAGGTTGCAAGAAAGAACACACCAGCACAAGAAGATGAAATTAAGAAAAACTTCGCAGGTTTAGAAAACTTAGATTACGATATTGAACCATCTCAACAATTTAAAGATAGATTAAAGAAATCAATTGAGGGACATTCAACAACTGGTAATGCCCCAACAACAGAAAAGACAGATGTTAAACCATCTAATGGATCTAAACTTGGAGAAGAACCTAAAGATAAAGATGGTAATGTAATACCAACACCTGAAACGGCTAAAGGAATTGAAAAACAAGTTAAAGACAGACAAAAGGATAAGGATAGTAGAGAGTTATATACCAAACAAGCCGTTCCGGTTAAATCTAAATCAATCAACGAAGAAGTTGAGAAGATGAAGAAAATGTTTAAATACAACGAAAAAACTCAATAATACCTTTTAAATCTTTTCATTAATCTTTATATTTGTATTATAATAAAGTTATGGAAAATAAAGAGAATTATTTAGAGTTTATTGGCTCGGAAAATTACAAACAACAAATTGATGTATGGTATAGGGCATACAATATTAGTAGAGAAAAAACTGAACTTTTCTATGATTTTCTTATTTCACTATATAATTTAATCGAAGAAACTTATTTAGGTCCCGATGCGGTTAAAACAACCGATGATCAAATGAACCATTTTACATGGTGTTGGGATAAAGCGGTGGATAGTTTTAGTAAAGAAAAAATTTATTTTAAAGAAAGGGGTAACGCATATGAATATATGTGGAATTTCTATTTAGAGGCTTATTATTACCCTAAGAATTTAGAAAATACAATAAGAATACCAGAATATTTTTATGTACTTTTTGACTTTGTTCACCGAAAAACCAGATCTGAACTGGATATGTTAACGGAATTATACAAATTGTTAGAACAAAACTTGAAAAAGTGAATTTTTTTCCATATATTGATATTAAAATCGTAATAAAATATGGAAACCTTAAAAAAAATTGACGAACTTTTCATGAAGATGAAAGTTGACACGGAGAAGGTTTATGGAAAGGGTAACAGAAGTGCTTCTATTAGAGCAAGAAAATACGCCCAAGAAATAAAACAATTAATTGGAGTCTACAGAAAAGAGATCCTTGATGAAATGAAACAACATGATGATGCAACAAATTAAACTTTTCTTTTTTGTATTAAGTATATTATATCTTACAAAATTTTTACTTGAATTTATTGTAAAATTATTTCAAGAAAACCCTGAACCTATGAAATTATCTAATGTGGAACAAATAATCCTATTAGTGGCATCTTCATATATAATAACCTACATTTTAATTTAATACCGTGTTTGAAGAAATAAAATCATTAAGACCACACTTTCATTCTTTAAGAGAGATACAAAATAATGTTAGTTTAGACATTAAAGTACCTTTATCTTGGAAGTATGAAGATATAGTAAAACCATATAGAACTGTTACTTTAAAAGTACAGGATAAAAACGATAAATTTAATTTAGTATCGTTTATCTCACAAGCAACTCAAGAAGGTTACGACGTTGTATTTGCGTGTGCGGATGAAATATTTAAATATAATAAGGAGGAAGAAGAAAAACAAAAGTTATTCCACCAAAAAGTAAAAGAATTACAAGAATTATTTAAAACAGAAACTTTAGATAAATTAAAAGAGATAAATCTAACTGATAATTATGGACAAGAAATTACAACAGGGATTGAATTGGCTGGACAAGGAAATGAAGAAGGATCAGAAGGAAGTGGAGATACAGAAGACGAGGATGATTGATGAAATAAAAAAAATTAATAAGGAAGAGTTGTTTAAACCAAAAAAGAAAGTATCTATAATAGATAAATTATTAAAGATATTAGGTTATGGAAAAAAAAGGTGAGTTATTAAATCAATTGGCTATTATAAGTGACTTATTAGAAAAGTTAAACACAAATACAGAATCAAAAACTATTGTATTAAACTTAAAAGAGGAAGAATTTTTAATTGCGTTTAATGTTATACAAAAAAAATACGGAAGAAGAATTGAAAAACCAGAAGAAACATTTACAATTAGTATAGGTGAAGTAGATATTATCTTTAATATGAGTAATGTCTAAATAATTCACGTCTATTGAATCCTTTAGACTCTAACAATTTATATAATTGTTTTCTTTGATAGGTTGTAATGTCTTTGACGAACATAAAGTTCGTCTTTTTCTTTTTAAGTAGATCCTGTTTTAGTAATTCAAATAATCTGTCAGAGTCATTAAGGTTTTTATTTCCATACATTTTAACGTCATCCTCAATCTGAACAAATAGATTTTTATTTAAAGTGAATATTTGAGTAATTTCAGTTATCGGTAGAATTTTATCCACCATCTCATGATATCTGATTCTTTTCTTTGTTTGAAGATCATAGATTAACTCTTCTTGCCAATATGGTAAGATTTCTTTGATACGAAATTTATCGTCTTCAATCTTAGCTTTTGTATTCCTACCCAAACTATCTTTAACGTATGTTGCAGTTGCCCAACGGTTATTTGGGAAGATTAAAGCAATCTCATATACTAACTCCTGTTTGCGTTTACTACCCTGTACTTTTAGAAATGGAGGTACACGCTGTGTTTTAAATTCCCTCCAATATTCATATACGGTGGTTCTTTTCATACAACGGTATAATACTTTGACTCTTTTTTTATTACAAAAAAGAACTATAAAATATTTTCCCTTTTTCATAGAAATTTATGAATTAAAGAATAAACACCATAGATACCAAAACAGGTCCAAATTATCGCAAATACGATAACTCCTGTAGGTACAAAACTACCAGCATCTTTGATGTCACCCTTTTCTTTACATGTTTTACAAGCCATAATAAAATATATACTTTAAATTTCTCTTTATCAAATATTTTGGTTATATTTTTTGATATAAATAAATGATTAATGATTAGTTACATTGGAGGAAAGGCACGAATAGGTAAATGGATTGTTCCACATATACCCACAGATATTGAAACATACGTAGAAGGTTTTAGTGGTATGTTTTGGGTATTCTTTAATATGGATTTGGACAAGTTCCCAAATCTAAAAACGGTCGTTTATAATGACTTTAATCGTCTTAATGCAAACTTAATGAAGTGGACGAAACAATATGATGTTTTACATCAGGCGTTATCGACGTACCCATGTCAAACGGTTGGAGTTGAAGACACACCACCTGAATATGAACAAATGTTTAATCAATATCAGAAAGAAGTATTTAATCCTGAATTAGTTATAACAGAAGAGAATAGTTTAGAAATAACTTGTAAGTATGTGTATGTGTTGACACAAGTATTCTCAGGGTCAAAACCTGAAACATCTTCATATACAGATTATAAAGGTGCCTATCGTTGTAAGGTTTTAATTTTTATGGATAAGTTAAAGAACCCAAAATATAGAGAACACATTGATCGTATTAGTTTTGTTGAGAACAAAGATTTTTGTGATGTTGTAAAACAATATGATTCACCGACAACATATTTCTATATGGATCCACCATATTGGAAAACTGAGAACTATTATTCTAATCACGATTTTGATGTTAACGATCATATTAGATTAGCGGAGTGTATGAAAAGTATTGAAGGTAAATTTAGTTTATCATATTACAATTTCCCTCAATTAGTTGAATGGTTTCCAAAAGATCAATTTGAATGGAGAACCGAGAATTTTAAGAAAGCGGCCGCAGCTAAGAAAGACGGAACACAAAATGAAGGAACGGAATTATTGATTATGAATTATAAGGCTCCACAAGTTGAAGGTAAAGAAGAGAAAAAACACAGATTGATAGAAGAAAGAAAAATAAGAGATATTTTAAAAAAGGCAAGACAAGTAGAAAAAGAAAGAAAAGAAGAAGAAAAAAGATTAAAAAAATTAGAAACGGAACTAAAGAATAAATTAAAGGATATAAAATAAAGGACATGAATACAGCATGGTACGTGGTAAAAGTTTTACCCGGTAAAGAAAGATCATTAACTGAACAATTCAATAAAGATATTGGTTTAGGTAGAATAAATAAAATTGTAAGATTTGTTTGTCCTACTGAGAAAGAATTCGTTGTAGTTAAAAATAAAAAAGTTATTAGAGAAAAAGTATTATATAGTGGATATCTTTATTTTGAATCTCTTAAACAATTAGAAAATGATGATTTGAAGGTAATATCTTTAATACCTAATATTATGGGTATGATGGGTGATAGGATGCCAATGTTATTAAAAGATACTGACGTTAGACGTATATTGAAAGATGATACGTTAGAAGAACATATTGAAAGTAAAAAATTAAAATTTGATACTGGAGAATCTATTATAGTATGTGAAGGACCATTCAAAGAATTTAGTGGTATTATTAAAGAAGTAAAAGGTGATCGTGTTGACGTAGAAATAAAAATATTTGGAAGAAATACTGCAGTTTCGTTAACTTTGGACCAAATACAGAAACCTTAATGGATAAATTATCGCCTGAAGTTTTAATATATCTTCAATCGGTTAAAAATTACTTTGAAACCAATTTAGAAGCAAAAGAATTTTTTTTAAGTAATTCAGATGAAGAATTGTTTTACAAACATATGACTGAGATTGCACAGAAGAACTATGAAAAAAATGGAACAGCAACATTGGACAGAGAACAATTTGAATTATTAAGAAAAACAATTGCGGCGATTAGTGTCATTAATAAAACAAAATTTAAAAACGGAATACAATTTAAAAAAGAAGACTTTGATTACGATAATGGGGTGTTTATTGAATTCTCCAATTTCGGTTCAATTTGTCTTAATTAAAATATTATATGAATAAGAATTTACCAATTAATTATTCCATTTACGATACCGTTTATGGAAATGAAATACCAACAGAACAATACTATGTTATTAAGTATGACAAATTACCATCAAAGTTTACGGATATAAGTTTGTTGTATGAACCTGATATTATTGAAGAAATAAAAAAGAACGGGTTCACCGAAGTTATAAAAATTAATATCAAATCTAAAACTTATGAATCATCAACACAATCTTTATTTGTGAATGATGTTGCGGGAATTTTTGTAAGAACATATAAGTCAAGTAGAGGACATAAAGAACCAAAAGAAAATCATGTCCATATTGAATTTGCTTACGATGGAACAAAGGGAGGTATTAAAGAACAAATTGATTTTAGTGTATTCAAAAAGTATGAGGTTGCAAAAAAGAAAGCGAATATTCAACTTGTTAAAAGTGATATGGGTCATTTAGATACTGAAGAATACGATTTATATGTTCCACCTACAGATTTAGAATTAAATTATGGAAGTGATTTTAATAAGATTCATGAGGTTATTGTTGAAAGATTGAATAAAAATAACGATAAGGGGATAATTTTACTTCACGGAGATCCTGGTACTGGTAAGACATCTTATATTAAACATTTGACTACTTTGGTTAAAGATAAAGATATTTTATTCATTCCACCATCGATGGCGGAGATGTTATCTGAACCAACTATTATACCATTCTTGATGGACCACAAAAACTCAGTTTTAATAATTGAGGATGCTGAACGAGTTATTAGTGATCGTGAAGGTAACGGGTCACCGGCAGGTGTATCTAATATCCTTAATCTAACTGACGGTATTTTGGGGGATTGTTTAAATATTCAAGTTATTGCAACCTTCAACATGAAGAGAGAGAAAATTGATCAAGCACTACTTCGTAAGGGTCGTTTAATTGCCGAACATAAGTTTGAGAAGTTATCGGTGGAGGAAACCAATAAATTATTAAAACATTTAGAAAAAAATCAAGTAGTTGAGGAAGGTATGGTTTTAGCTGATATTTATAACATAGACACAGAAGTCTATAAAACATCCCCAAAAGGAAATAAAATAGGATTTTAAAATTATAAAATGGAATACGTAACATCCGCACAAGTTGCACAATTACAATTAGAAGGAAAAAAATTATTAGTTCAGTACACAGCCGATTGGTGTTCACCATGTAGAGCACTAACACCAAGATTATCTAACTTATCTAACAAATATTCAGATATTACATTTGTTAAAGTAAATGTTGATGAAAACCAAGACGCTGTAATGGAGTTAGGTATTAATACTGTACCTACCATTATGATTTACGAGGGGGATACATTAATAAACAGATCAGTTGGGGCTAACGTTGACAGTGTATATAGTAAAATTTTAGATACATTATAATATATGTCTAACAATATAGTATTGTTTACTATGAACGGATGTGGACATTGTCATGATCTTAAAAAAGAATTAAATGAGTTACAAATATCATTTAATGAAATAGAGATAAGTCAAAATAAAAAAGTGTGGAACCAAGTTGTTGAACAAACAAAACAAAATGTAATTCCAACTATCTATATTACTAAAGAAAACACAGATGAAGGGTTAGTTTTTATACCTGGAAAAGATTTTAATAATCGAGATGAAGGTATTGAAATCATAAAAAAATACACATTATAAAAAAAAAGGGTTTGAAACCCTTTTTTTTATGCCTATTAGTGGAATAAAAGTATTTATGTAAAAGACTTTACTTTTACATGGCACTACAAAGAATAAATTGGACACAGATTGAGACGGAAAACGTCACACCAGGTACCACAATTGATCTCGGTTCATCCACAACTCCATTAAATGCGGTCTACGCAGATAATTTATATGTTTCAGGAACAAGTTTAACTGATTTAACCACAGGATCTTCAGGTACATCAGGTTCTTCAGGTTTGTCAGGTACTTCAGGATCTTCAGGATCTTCAGGATCTTCAGGTGCAAGAGGTACTAGTGGTACATCTGGTACAAGTGGTTCTTCAGGTTTAACAGGTTCTTCAGGAACTTCGGGAACATCAGGATCTTCAGGTATAAGTGGAACGTCAGGATCAAACGGATCTAGTGGTTCTTCAGGAACAAGCGGTATTGCGGGTAATCACGGTACAAGTGGTTCTTCGGGTACATCGGGAGCAAGAGGTACTTCAGGTACATCAGGCACTTCAGGAAATGTTTATCAAACATCATCAACAACATACATTACAGATATTGACGAACACGATGGGGAAGACCTTACTTTCACAGTTGATAGTAATTTATCTTATACCACGGGTCAACTTGTAATTGCTGCAAGTAATATATTAAATTATTTAATAGGACGTGTTGTAAGTTATTCAGGTACACAATTAATAATAAGAATTTTAGAACATGTAGGAGGTAGTGATCACAATAGTTGGTCCATTAATTTATATAGTTCAATAAGTGGAGGAGAAGGAGGAGGAACATCAACACTTAAAGTCGGTGACGGATCAACATTAATTAATGGAGTAGATAAAATCATATTTAGTGGTGCAACCGTTACAGATATTGGTGCGGGTAATGTTAGAGTGACTATAGTTGGTGGCGGTGGTGGAGGTACAAATGGTACAAGTGGTACATCAGGTTCTTCAGGATCAAGTGGAACATCAGGTATTGCGGGAAGTGGTGGAACATCAGGTTCAGACGGAACTTCAGGAACTAGTGGTACTTCAGGAACGTCAGGTTCAAGTGGAACATCGGGTACAACGGGTGCAACTGGTTCACACGGTACATCAGGTAGTGCGGGAACTTCAGGTTCATCGGGTACATCACCTTTAGGTTTTTCATCGGGTACCTCAGGAACAAGTGGTTCAGATGGTAGTTCAGGAACGACAGGTTCTTCGGGAACTTCAGGATCTAGTGGATCTTCAGGTATTGCTGGATCATCGGGAACATCAGGTGTTGATGGTTCTAGTGGTACTTCAGGTGCTGCGGGTTCATCAGGTACAAGTGGTGCAACGGGAACATCGGGTACATCAGGTTCTTCAGGTACATCGGCGGCGGGTGGTGGAGGTGTGTATGTTTTAAAATTAACATATTCGGCAGGTAGTTTAGATGCGAGTCCTTTTGCTGCGGCAACCGACCCACTAGGTAATACTATAACATCAGGTACTGGTGGTTGGACATTTACAAGAGTTAGTGCAACTGAAATAAGTGTAACACATCCATTAGGACTATGGGGAATAAATTTTATGACACATTCACAACTTATTGGTGGAGATTTCTTAAGTAGAAATATGGGAGGAACATCAACTGGCCAATCAGTCTGTGTACAAAACGCAGCAAAAACCTTAATGACATTTAAGGCATTAGGAACAGGATTTACTGGTATATATGGTACGGGTGCGGTAGTACAATACATAACATGGCAAGTACCTACAAATAATATTTATATATAAAAATGGCAAGATTAGAATCATTACCAATTACATTAGTTGCTAATATAAAACCTGGTAGTATTACTACTAGTACATTTTATAATAATACTGGAAGTACTTACCATGGATATGGATATACATTTAATTGTACATTACAAGTAACCGCAACACTCACTTCTGACGATAGAATTACACCAAATCAATTTATGTATGATGCATATTTTGTAAATGAAGGAATGTGGTTTGGTCAAAGTAGTAACGGCGCATCTTATAAAATTATAAGTACATCAACACCAACAAGTGCAACGGAAATTGATGTTGTTTTAAAAGATGTTGGTTTATATAATATATTATCCGACACTTCATTTAGTGGTTTTAATACCCCTAGCGAAGGTAATAACGGATTATTATTTTATTTATCCGATGACGGAGATCCAATATTAAGTGGATTACAATTGTTACAACCTTATTTACCTGACATTAACTATTTTGTTAATGACATGTATGCAAAATTTCAATATAGAAATTTAACAACAACATATTACAACAATAACGATACTAATTTAGTTTATAATACAGGTTATAGTGTTAATCAAATAGTTTATTTAGATTCAACAGGAACATTTCAATTAGTTGACACAACAAACGCAACTCAAGTTGAAAAATCTTTTGGTATTGTTACGTCAGTAAATGAACCTGAAGATGGAAACATGGCAGTTAAACCATTTGGTGAAATCAAAGGGGGATTAACATTAACAGGATTTTCAATTGGTGATATATTATATTACGATGCAACTGCATCAAATACATCTTATGTAACGAATGTAAAACCGGCAACAAATCCACTACCAATTTACATTAAGATTAGTGATACCACAGGTTCATTAATTGGTGGTCAAACAAGTGGTGGAGGTTCAGGTTCAGCGGGAACCGCAGGAACAAGTGGAACTAGTGGTTCAGATGGTACATCAGGTTCTGATGGTACAAGTGGTTCAGATGGTACATCAGGTTCTAACGGATCAGACGGTTCTTCAGGTTCTAGTGGTATAAGTGGAGTTGACGGAACAGATGGTACATCAGGTACAAGTGGTTCTGATGGTACATCAGGTTCTAACGGATCTAGCGGTACAAGTGGTTCTGATGGTACATCAGGAGATAGTTTATTTGCACAAACAGGATCTTTTTGGGCAACAACAAATGACGTACAGATTACAGGTTCGTTAAATGTTGATGGTATTATTACCGCAAAACAATTAAATATTGATTATGTAAGTTCCTCAATTCTTTATACATCAGGTTCAAATAAATTTGGTAATACATCGGATGATACGCACGAGTTTACGGGTTCATTGTTTATCAGTGGTTCAGTTAATATTTCAAGTGGTAGTTTAATAATAGACGGAGTTTCATTCTCAGCGATGACTTCAGGAACATCAGGTTCCGATGGTACAAGTGGTAGTAATGGTAGTTCAGGAACAAGTGGTTCAGATGGTACATCAGGTTCTAACGGATCTAGCGGTACAAGTGGTTCAGATGGTTCTTCAGGTTCTTCAGGAATATCAGGAATTGACGGAACAGATGGTTCTTCAGGTTCAAGTGGTAGTGATGGTACATCAGGATCTTCAGGTTCAAGTGGATCAGATGGTTCTTCAGGTTCTAGTGGTAGTGATGGTACATCAGGTTCTTCTGGTTCAGATGGTTCTTCAGGTTCTTCAGGATCTTCAGGTTCTAGTGGATCGGATGGTTCTTCAGGTTCTAGTGGTAGTGATGGTACATCAGGATCTTCAGGTTCAAGTGGATCAGATGGTTCTTCAGGGGATAGTTTATTTGCACTTACTGGTTCAGTATGGGCAACAACAAATGATATTGAAATTACAGGTAGTTTAAGTATAACTTCTCAATTAGGTATTACAGATAGTAATATCATAATGACGGATAGTTCATCGCTTTATCTTACTAGTGGTTCAAACATATATGTAGATGGAGGAATAATAAGTGGAGCCTATATCTACGGAGACGGTTCAAACTTAATTAATATTCCAGCATCAGGAGTAACAGGTTTACAGTTAAATCAAATCACAAGTGGTAGTAATACTGCTTCAATTAATTTAGATGGATTTAATATTAATACTGATACATCTATTACAGGTTCATTAACTGTTAGTCAAGGTACTAATGCGGTTAATTCTTTCTTGTATTTGACTGATAGTAGTTCAATGGTTTTAAATAGTGGTAGTAATATCATTATAGAAAATGGTGGTTACATTACTGCCGCCTTCTTTGGTGATGGTGCGGGATTATATAATATTCCAGCTTCAGGTGTAACAGGATTAGAATTAAATAAAATTACAAGTGGTAGTAATACGGCTTCGGTTAGTTTAGATGGATTTAATATTAACACCAACACATCTATTACGGGTTCATTAATAGTATCCAACGGTTCAGGTGTATTTGATTCAAGTTTATTTTTAACTGACAGTTCATCACTTATATTAACAAGTGGTAGTAATATCATTGTTGAAAATGGTGGTTTTGTTACTGCAGCTTTCTTTGGTGATGGTGCGGGATTATATAATATACCGGCAAGTGGTGTAACAAATTTAGCACTAAATCAAATAGTAAGTGGTTCGGTAAGTGCGTCTATTCAATCCGATGGAACATTCAGGGTTAATGGAGACACGTATATTGATGGTATATTAACCGCAAAACAATTAAATATTAATTATGTAACGTCATCAGTTCTTTACACATCAGGTTCAAATAAATTTGGTAATACATCGGACGACACACACGAGTTTACGGGTTCGGTTTTTATATCAGGATCAGTTAATATTGTAAGTGGTAGTCTTTCAATAGACGGAGTTTCTTTCTCAGCAATGACATCCGGAACAAGTGGTAGTGATGGTACATCAGGTTCATCAGGATCTAGTGGTAGTGATGGTACATCAGGATCTTCAGGTTCTTCAGGATCTAGTGGATCGGATGGTTCTTCAGGTTCTTCAGGATCTTCAGGTTCAAGTGGTTCAGATGGATCTTCAGGTTCTAGTGGTAGTGATGGTACATCAGGATCTTCAGGTACTTCAGGATCTAGTGGTTCTGATGGTACATCAGGAACTAGTGGTTCTTCAGGTTCGAACGGATCTAGTGGTACTAGCGGTTCTTCAGGTAGTGATGGTACTTCGGGTATATCAGGTGTTGACGGTACAGATGGTTCATCAGGAACTAGTGGTTCATCAGGATCAAACGGATCTAGTGGTACTTCAGGTTCAGACGGTTCATCAGGAACTAGTGGTTCTTCAGGAACTGCGGGTACATCGGGTTCAGATGGTTCTTCAGGAACTGCGGGTACTTCAGGTAGTGATGGTACGTCAGGTACAAGTGGTAGTGCGGGTACATCAGGTTCTTCAGGTAGCGATGGTACAAGTGGTACTTCAGGATCTAGTGGTTCTGATGGTACAAGTGGTACTTCAGGAACTAGTGGTTCAGACGGAACTTCAGGTACAAGTGGTACTTCAGGTACATCGGGTTCTTCAGGTTCGGATGGTACTTCAGGGGATAGTTTATTTGCTCTAACGGGTAGCGTTTGGGCAACAACAAATGACGTAGAAATTACTGGATCATTATCAATAACTTCCCAATTAGGAGTTGTTGATGCTAATATTATAATGACAGATAGTTCGTCATTATACATGACGAGTGGTTCAAACATATATGTTGACGGTGGAATAATAAGTGGAGCTTACATTTATGGTGATGGTAGTAATTTAATTAACATACCAGCATCAGGAGTTACAGGTTTACAATTAAATTTAATTAGTAGTGGTAGTAATACAGCATCTATTGATTTAGATGGTTTACATATTAACACCAATACATCAATTACAGGATCATTATATGTTGATGGTATTTTGACCGCGAAAGAATTACACATTGATTATGTAACCTCTTCAGTTTTATATACATCAGGTTCCACCAAATTCGGAGATACTTTAGACGATACACATAATTTTACGGGTTCAGTTAATATAACAGGTTCAATAACATTAAACGGACAAGCAATTGGTACCGGTAAATTAGATGAATCGGCGTTTAACACATATACAGGTTCAAATACATCACAATTTGCAGGAACATCATCATACGCGATATATGCAGAAAACGCAGTTATTGTTTCAGGTCAAACTAAAACATTAAATGTATCCTCAGCTTCAACAACATGGTCATTCAATCACAATTTAGGATACAAATATCCTGCAATTAACGTATTTGATGCAAGTGATAAAGTAGTAATCCCAACAGAGATTGAAGTTATTGATAGTAATAACTTAAAAGTATATTTTAACGAGGCTCAAACAGGTACAGTAATTGCTACTGTCGGTGGTAATGGTTCATCAGGTACTAGTGGTTCATCGGGTTCGGCTGGAACAAGCGGAACTTCAGGTTCATCAGGAACTGCAGGTACATCAGGAACAAGTGGAACATCGGGAACAAGTGGAACATCAGGATCTAGCGGAGATAGTTTATTTGCCGAAACAACACCTGGCACATGGACGACAACAAATGATGTAGAAATAACGGGATCGTTAAATATTACATCTCAATTAGGAATTACCGATAGTAATACAATAATGACCGACAGTTCATCATTGTATTTAACAAGTGGATCTAATTTACATGTTTTCAATGGTCTTGTTGATTTAACAAATAGTGATTTAGAAATTAACACAGGTGATTTAACTGTAAATAACGGAACAATTAGCGGTTCATTTACAGGTGATGGTGCAGGATTATATAATATCCCATCATCAGGAATTACAGGACTTAACTTAGATAGAATTGTTAGTGGTAGTGTAAGTGCATCATTAGCTGATGGAAAATTAAAAGTTAATACAGATGTAGTAATTGATGGTACAATCACAGCAAAAGAATTACGTATTGATTATGTAACATCTTCAATACTTTATCAATCAGGGTCAACAAAGTTCGGTGATACATTAGATGATAAACATGATTTTACAGGTTCATTACGTACAACAGGTTCAGTTATTATTGATGGAGATTTAACAGTACGTGGAACAACAACATTAACATCAACTGATCCATTAAGAGAATCACTTATTATATCAGGTGCAATGGCAATGATGCAAGCTCAAATTCAATCACAAATTATCTCTGCTTCAATATCAATGGGAGGACAAAACGTAATAACACAAGAACAAAATAATATTGTATTGGATTTAGGTGGTTTTTAAAAAAACAAATTAATAATAAAAATATATTACAAATAGATAGAAATAACTCGAAGATTGGTAAAAATTAAGTATTTATAAACTAAACAAACACAAAGTAGATGGCACAAATCATTAAACACAGGAGGGGTTCGATATCAACCCTCAAAAACACAACGGCAAGAAACGGTGAATTAATCATCGCAACCGGTTCGATTGGTAATTTACAAGGACCTTTTATATTTATTGGTTCTCCGGAATTATCGGATGAAGGAGTTGCAGGAGCATTTAGGGCAGCATCCAAGATTTATCAAGGAGCAAACGCACCATCAATTGCTGCTGGTACATATGGTTCAGGTTTAGATGGTGTACCATTCTACGCTACTGCCGAAAAGAAATTATATATATTAGACACCGGTATTGCTGGTAATACAACCATGAATTTGGTTGGTAACATTGAAGGTAATACTATCAGTGGTGTTACAATTACTAATTTAACAGGTACAACAGCAACGTTTGGTAGTCAAGTTAACGTTAGTGGTTCAATTAATGTTACAGGAAGTTTATTTATAAACGGTTCTGAATATACATCAAATAGTTCAGGAACTTCAGGTTCATCAGGATCTAGTGGTTCATCAGGAACAGCTGGTACTTCAGGATCTAGTGGTTCTTCAGGTTCATCAGGATCTGCGGGTACATCAGGATCTAGTGGTTCTTCAGGAACTGCGGGAACTTCAGGTTCATCAGGTTCTAGTGGGTCTAACGGTTCATCAGGAACTTCAGGATCTTCAGGATCTTCAGGAACTGCAGGTACATCAGGAACAAGTGGTAGTGATGGTTCATCAGGTTCTAGTGGGTCTAACGGATCTAGTGGTACTTCAGGATCTTCAGGATCTTCAGGAACAGCAGGTACATCAGGATCTAGTGGTAGTGATGGTTCTTCAGGATCAACAGGAACATCAGGATCTAGTGGTTCATCAGGAACATCAGGATCTAGTGGTTCATCAGGAACAGCAGGAACAAGTGGTTCTTCAGGTTCTAACGGATCTAGTGGTACTTCAGGATCTTCAGGATCTTCAGGAACAGCAGGTACATCAGGATCTAGTGGTAGTGATGGTTCATCAGGATCATCAGGATCGGCGGGTACATCGGGAACTGCAGGAACAAGTGGTTCATCAGGATCTAACGGATCTAGTGGTACTTCAGGATCTTCAGGAACTTCAGGATCTAGTGGTTCATCAGGAACGGCAGGTACTTCAGGATCTAGTGGTTCTTCAGGAACAAGTGGTTCTTCAGGTAGTGATGGTACTTCAGGAGATAGTTTATTTGCATTAACAGGTTCAATATGGTCAACAACAAATCCAGTAAGAGTTGTTGGAGCGGTAACCGCTTCAGTGGTATCGTCTTCATTTGTTGGAAACGGTGCAGGTTTATATAACATTCCAGCTTCGGGTGTAACAGGATTAGAATTAAATAAAATTGTAAGTGGTTCAGTAAGTGCATCTATCGCATCTGACGGAACATTCAGAGTAAATGGAGATACATTTATTGATGGTACACTTACAGCGAAAGAATTAAACATTACATTAGTATCATCTTCAGTTCTTTATCAATCAGGTTCAACCAAATTTGGTGACACACAAGACGATGTACATTCATTCACAGGTTCCGTTAACATCACAGGTTCATTAATGTTGAACGGTGTAACAGTTGGAACGGGTAAATTAGATGAAACAGCGTTCAACACATATGTTTCAGGTTCTAATTCTCAATTCGCAGGAACATCGTCTTACGCAATATACGCTGAAAACGCGGTTATTGTTTCAGGTCAAACTAAAACGTTAGTAATTGGTTCAGCATCGACAACATGGTCATTCAACCACAATTTAGGATACAAATATCCTGCAATTAATGTGTTTGACGGTTCAGATAAAGTTGTTATACCAACAGAAATTGAAGTTATTGATAGTAATAACTTAAAAGTATACTTTAATGAAGCACAAACAGGTACAGTAATTGCTACTATTGGTGGTAATGGTTCATCAGGAACAAGTGGATCAGGTGGAACTTCAGGATCTTCAGGATCAGCGGGTACATCAGGTTCATCAGGTTCATCAGGTTCAGCAGGTACATCAGGTTCTTCAGGAACAGCAGGTACTTCAGGTACATCAGGTTCTTCAGGATCAGACGGAACATCAGGAACAAGTGGTAGTAATGGTTCTTCAGGTACATCAGGAACATCAGGTAGTAATGGTTCATCAGGATCTAGCGGTTCTTCAGGTACAGCAGGTTCATCAGGAACTTCAGGATCTTCAGGATCTGACGGAACATCAGGTAGTAATGGTTCATCAGGAACAAGTGGATCTTCAGGTTCATCAGGAACTTCAGGATCTAGCGGTTCTTCAGGAACAGCAGGAACAAGTGGTTCTAGCGGTTCTTCAGGTTCATCAGGATCTTCAGGAACTTCAGGTTCATCAGGATCTAGTGGTACATCAGGAACTGCAGGAACTTCAGGATCTAGTGGTTCTTCAGGATCTTCAGGATCTAGTGGTTCATCAGGAACTTCAGGATCTTCAGGATCTGACGGAACATCAGGTAGTAATGGTTCATCAGGAACTAGTGGTTCTTCAGGTTCATCAGGAACTTCAGGATCTAGCGGTTCTTCAGGAACAGCGGGAACATCAGGTTCTTCAGGTAGTAATGGTTCATCAGGTACAAGTGGTTCAAGCGGTACATCAGGTAGTTCAGGAACAGCAGGAACTTCAGGATCTAGTGGTTCATCAGGATCAGCAGGTTCTTCAGGTTCTTCAGGTTCATCAGGAACATCAGGATCTTCAGGAGACAGTATATTCGCTTTAACAGGATCAGTTTGGGAAACAAACTTAAGTGTTAAATTTAACCAACCAGTAACTTCTTCTGTATTCACAGGTTCGTTCATTGGTGATGGTGCGGGACTTTATAATATACCAGCAAGTGGTGTAACAGGATTACAATTAGATAAGATTGCAAGTGGTGCGGTAACAGCATCGGTAACTGCAGCAGGTCTACAAGTAAATGCTAACACATCAATTACAGGTTCATTAACAGTAAGTTCAGGTTCAGCAACAATGTTAGGTGGTAATTTATTTGTATCAGGAAACTTACAAGTATTAGGTTCATCAACAAACGTAAGTATTCAATCAAATACAGTTGAATTAGGTGATAATATTATCTTAGTAAATGCTTACTCACCATTCCAAAGATACGCAGGTATTAGTGGATATGATTCAGGTTCAATAGGACAATCAGGTTCTTTACTATGGGACTCAGTAAATAATGATTGGTTAACAGTTGATGGTTCTAACAATTCAAGTAAAGTAATTGGAACGACCGCAGGAACATTAGGAAGTGAAACAAGTTTAACAAGTGGAACATTCCCAATTGCATCTTCTGACAACACAATCGGTGATAGTTTATTGAAATATAGTGGAACAACATTACAATTCAATACAGATAAATTCACAGTTGAATCGGTATCAGGAAACACAGTGGTAGCAGGTACATTAAAAGTATCAACTAACGGTAATGACTTGATAAGTAGTACAAGATCAAATGTTACATTTAAAAATGCTAACGACATATTTGGTGAAGTACCGACAACAGATACAAGTGATGTGGTGACTACAATATTAGGTTATAAAACCTCAGATGGTAGTTTAACATTCACAAATACAATAGACGGTGGAACGTTCTAAAAAAACGTAACAAAAATTAAAAGGAAGACCTAAAAAATCTTCCTTTTTTTTTATCTTATTAAGAAATTAAACTATTTATAGAGTACTATGGGAATACAATTTACAGGAGGACTAAAAATAGTCCCAAATATTCACAATGGAACGTTTACACCAACTCCAACACCCGCACCAACTAATGTTGTAACAAATACACCTACTCCTACACCATTACCGGCAACAGAAACACCAACACCTACACCAACAAATACAGAAACACCATTACCGGCAACAAGTACACCAACTCCTAATCCAACCGATACCCCAACACCACAACCTACTAGTACAGAAACACCATTACCGGCAACAAGTACTCCTACACCACAACCAACTAGTACCACTACACCATTACCGGCAACAAGTACACCACAACCAACATCAGTATCAACTAGTACACCAACACCAACACCATCCGTACCATCTTGTGATATTACATATAATGTAGTACCATTTGATATGACTTGTGACATTACATATATTATAATACCATTTGATACAACATGTGATATAAATTACGAAATAACAACAATTTAATATAAAAATAAAATGTCAATAACGGTTCAGATATTAACAACAAATTATAGTGGTGAAACTGCTACAATTACATTTTCACCCTGTAGTGGAGGAACGATCAATTTAGGTTCACATGTTATTCCATACAATTATATTAGTGATAACTATTTGGGAGATTACTCATTATACTTTACTGGTTTTAGTCAAACATGTACTTTCAGTATACCTTGTGCAACCGCAACACCGACACCAACGGTAATTGTTGCAACCGCCACACCAACACCATTACCTACAGATATACCAACACCTGTACCAACAGATACACCATTACCTACAGATATACCAACACCTGTACCAACAGATACACCAACACCGACAGATATTCCAACACAAGTACCTACAGCAACACCGGAACCAACAAATATACCAACAGCGGTACCAACTGATACACCATTACCAACTAACGTACCAACTAGTACACCAATACCGGCAACACCGGTACCAACAGATGTACCAACTAGTACACCAGAACCAACAATAGAGCCGACTAATATTCCAACTAGTACACCAATACCGGCAACACCGGTACCAACAGATACACCATTACCAACAAATATACCAACAGCGGAACCTACAGCAACACCATTACCAGCTACAGCGGAACCAACAGCAGAACCTACAGCAACACCAACAGTAACACCTTTACCGGCAACACCTTTACCTACTAACGTACCAACTGATACACCTTTACCTACTAACGTACCAACTGATACACCTTTACCTACTAACGTACCAACTGATACACCTTTACCTACTAACGTACCAACAAACGTACCAA